AATGAAGGTGACGGTTGGTTATTCCGCGGACGTGGACTAAAGCAATTAACAGGGCGCGAAAACTATACACGTTTTGGTGCAAGTATTAACATTAGTGCAGAAGAAGCTGCGGTATATGTAGCAACTCCAAAAGGTGCTGTGGAATCAGCATGCTGGTTTTGGAATGCAAACAAATTAAACACTATTGCTGATACAGATGACGTTGTAAAAATGACGAAGAAGATTAACGGTGGAAATATTGGACTAGCCGATCGTCAAAAACGTTATATCAATGCAATGGAAGTTTTAGGAACACCTGTATCAATATCAGATGACCATGGAGATGACGATTTTGAGATTGAAGATATCGGCGTACTACGTAAAGGTTGTAGAGGCGAAGGTGTTAAAATGATGCAAGAAGCATTAGGTATAGGTGCAGACGGTATATTTGGTCCAGGTACTGAACGTGCTTTAAAAGAGTGGCAAAAAGGCAAAGGTCTAGTAGTAGACGGAATTGCTGGTCCTGCAACACTCGGAGAATTATTAGGATAAAATTATGTATGTAGATGTAATAATGGAAGCATTGAAAGATCATTTCGGTGCTGAAAAAACATTCACTCCCGCAACTCACTTTTTAGACCACTTAGACGGAGATGAGATAGATATTGTTGAAGTTACTGTAAAGGTAAGTGAAAAGTTAGAAATCACTATTCCAGAAGAAGAATGTTTTGATATTGGAACAGTTGGTGATTTAATAAATGTTGTAGGAAAACATGTAAATGTTTAGTAGTATTCGAATAGCATTACTTTTAGTTGTATTGGCTGGCGCCGGTGGTGGATTTTGGTATGTAAAAACCTTACAGGCCGATCTTGCTACAGCAAAAGAAAATATACTAAAACTAAATGATGCTGTTTCGGAGCAACAGGCTGTTATAGAACAACAAGCCTTAGACTTTGAGGCTATCACTGCAATACGTAATGACCTTGAAGATACAAATAGAATGCTAGAAACAGCAAATAGAAACTTAAATGAAAAATTTAATAAACTAAATGCATCTGGCGAAAGACGAGACATTGGTGCATTGTCCACGACAAGGCCAAAGTCAATAGAAAGAATATTAAATAAAGATGAAGTTAACGAAAGACGTTGTTTTGAAATTATTCAAGGCGCAGAGTTAACTGAAGAGGAGTTAAATGCTACAAAGAAGTCAAAGATCAATACTGTTTGTCCTGAGCTTGCTAATCCTAACTACATTCCTTACTAGTTGTAGTACGATTCAGCCGTTAGAAGTTTTCAAGACAGAAGTAGAACGTCGGCCTCTAAACTTGCCTCTCCCAGCACCTGCAGAACTAGAACAAGTTCGCTGGATAATCATCAATAGAGAAAATGCAGAAGAAGTATTTGCAGACTTAGAAAGCAAAAACATTGATCCTGTAATTATAGGATTAACTGATGAAGATTACGAAAACTTCAGAATGAATTATGCACAGATTCGTGCATATATGATTAAACAAAATAAGATTATCGATGCATATAAAGAGTATTACGAGGGTGAACTCCAAGACCAAAAGGTTGACAACGAATAATCTTTTTGTTATAATACAAAAATAACAATAATAAATTATGGCATATTCAGAAAAAGTAGTTAAGCGTTTTGAAGACGTTCTTAACAACCCAGCAAGTCATGGGGTAGGTCGCTTCGATCCTAAAGACCCTAATGTAGCAACAGGCATGACAGGTGCACCAGCGTGTGGTGATGTTATGAAACTTGACCTTAAAGTAAATCCTGATACAGACGTTATTGAAGATGTAAAATTTAAAACATACGGGTGCGGTAGTGCTATAGCAAGTTCAACAATGTTTGTTGAAATGCTTAAAGGACTAACAATGACTGAAGCATTAGAGATTAAAGATAAAGATATTGCTGACGCATTAGAACTTCCGCCCATTAAATTACACTGTTCCGTACTAGCAGAGGATTCTATTAAAAAAGCTCTAAAAGATTGGGACGAAAAGAAAGCAAAACGTAGACACAACGGAGGTCCTGAATAATGCCAGAGAAATTTAAACCATCATCAACTGTCAGAGACAAAAATACTGGCAAAAATAAAATAGAACACTACTACATGAAGACTACTCCATTGAGTGAATTATTAGAATACATCGAAAAGAGTAGTGCAAGACCTAAGATAGTTTCTAAAGTCAAAAGAGAGCTCACACGGAGAGGACACAAATGTTAGAAATGGCTGGAATTATATTCATATTGTTTATAGCTGTAGCAAGTTTTACAGCATTGGCATATTGCTTGTTTGATTTAATACTTGGCAAAGCAGGCGGAACTAAAGGACTTGCAGAAGTACCGTTTACTAGCCCAATCAGTGGCACATTGCGTACAGCAAAAAAGTCAAGACAAGATCATATAGTATGAAAAAATGGTTCAGAGACATTCTGGACCGATGGATAGAGCGTTCATGGCAACGCAAAGCAAATCGATTATTTCTTAAATCAATTAAACGTAACCGAAAGTAACACGTTTTTCTGTCTAAATGATAAATATGGTTGACTTATAAAGGTTTATAAGTTATAGTAATATTTATTTGATGAAACCTACGAAAAAGAACATAAGTACTCTTCGAGATCAACTCGAAATTACCACCCTGGTGAGTATATTTGTTTTAGCTCTTATGGGAGTAAACACACACATTTAGACAGAGAAACTTACACATGACACAGATGATTTTAAAACTGAAAGAAGACAAAAGGGTATGCGCCTTTTGTGATATAGCAGAGGCCTTCGTTTTAATGACAATGCCAATTGCTTTACCCTGGATCATTATGCATCTAGCAACAGCATACTAATATGAAATATAAAGAAGCTACCCCTGAAGAAATTAAAGAATGGCACGAAACGGACTACTGGATGAAAATGGACTTTGATCCATTAGTAATGTTTGTAGTCATACCGACAATTATACAAATAAGTGCATTAGCATTTATGTTTGCTGTAATGTCATTGAACAATGTCATTTTTTAGAGCTGTACTCAAAGCGGTAATTGGCGTTGGTAGTATCGAGGATATAGAACCTACACCATTAAGAATATTAATGTTTGGCGCTGGCGTCACACTAGTGTTCTTAGGAGTTGTAATGTCCTTACTACTATTAGCGTCACTTATCATATAAATACTAGTAGTTAAAAACTAGTAGAGGGCAGAATATGTGGGAAATGATTGAAAGAATGGCAAGCGACCGCTTGTGGATCTATACAGCAATAGCAGGAAGTATTTTTGGTGCATTATTCATAGCATATATGAGAGACACTCGTATAGCACTATGGGTATTTGGCAAGTGGGACTGGTTACTAGACTCAATTAGAGATAGATATGGTTGGACTTGGTTCAACCAAGATCCTGACGCATGGCGAAAGGTCAACCCAAACATTGCTCGCAAGATTGACGAGTTAGAAACTCGCATCAAACAAATAGAGGGTAAGAAAAAATGAGTGAAGACACACAAACTAAGAAAGTAAATATTGAATTAGAAGTAGATACGAGTACAGTTGATAGTTCTAAGAACAGATATCAAGGACTTATTGATATGGCAAGAGCTGTTGATGCTTGGAGAATATTCCCAAGATTGTTCTTAACTGTTTATATTGTTTTACTTTACAAATGCGTTATATGGTATATGAACTTAGCAGCTCCTACAATGGAACAAAGCGGTTTAATTAGTATTGTCGTTGGCGCAGGTGCAGCATGGTTTGGCTTATACACCGGAACTAGCAAAAAAGACAAGTAACCTAAATAAGTATTAGTATGGATCACTATTCTGTACTAGGCGTTACTAAACAATCTTCTGATAAAGAGATAAAAACTGCATTTAGAAAACTTGCGGCAAAACACCATCCTGACAAGGGCGGTGATCATCAAGAATTTATCAAAATAAAAGAAGCATATGAAGTATTAAGCGATCCTACTAAACGTGCGGAATACGATAATCCGCAACCGCAAGGATTTCAAAATGCTTATCAAGGTGGATTTAACTTTAATGATATGAATCCGGACATGCAGGACATTTTCGGACAAATGTTTCGGAATGGTACTGACCCTTTTAGGCATCCGCCAAGAAGAAACAAAGACATTACTATAGCTGCTAAGATAACATTAGAAGATGTTATTACAGGCAAAAATCTACTTGCAAGTTACAGACTAAGATCAGGCAATAAAGAAACAGTTGACATCAATATACCGCCAGGCATGCGTGAAGGTGACGTCATTCGATACCAAGGATTAGGTGACGATGCACTAAACTTTGCAAGAGGTGACTTACATGTTAAGATACAAATTTTACAACACGATCACTGGCATAGAGAAGGTCAACATGTTTATAGAGAATATTCAATAAATGCACTTGACTTAATTGTAGGAACCAGTATAATAGTAGATACACTAGACGGTAGAAAATTAGATCTTAAAATACCGCCAGGTACACAGTCAGGTGGCAGGTTTAACATTGCACAACACGGCTTGCCAGACAGACGTAATGCAAGCAAAGGCAATGCATATATAATAGTAAACGCAGACATTCCTAAAATTAATAACGAAGGAGTGTTGAAATACGTAAAAAGTATTAAGCAAATAATAGAGAGCGACAATGGAACTACTTAAATCACCAAACAAATGGCTACAAAAGGAAGTAGATCCTTTTGACTTTGACAAATATAATGCAGAAGAAATATCTCAAAGCATGATATCTCTTATGGCCAAAGAAGGCGGCATAGGACTTAGTGCTAATCAAGTAGGTTTGAATGCTCGTATATTTGTAATGAAGCCGCACTTGTTAGAAGACAACAGTCCGCTCACAGTTATTAATCCGTCAATTGACAAAGTAAGTGTTAACCAAGAGACAATGCCTGAAGGATGTTTAAGTCATCCTGACTTGTTTCTTAAAGTTACAAGACCAAAAGGCCTAGTTGTAAAATTTCTTGACATTAATGCAAAAGAGTGTATAATGGAGTTATACGATTTAGATGCTAGATGCTTTTTACACGAATATGATCACCTTGCAGGTATTGAATTTACTAACCGTGTATCAAGACTTAAACTAGATATGGCAAAGAAAAAACAAACTAAACTTAGGAAGAAAGTATAAATGGTAGAACCAAGTAAAGAACTACAATTAGTATTTGAAAAGTCAATTAACGATGCAAAGAAACTTATGCACGAGTATGTTACTGTTGAACATATTCTGTTTGCTATGTTATGCGAAGAAAACTTTGAAAACGTAATCACAGGTTACGGAGCAGACCCTGCTTTCTTAAAAAGCAACTTAGAAAATCATCTTAAAACAGCACTAGATGATATTAAAGTAACTGAAGCACAAAAGCCTAAGAAAACACAAGCCGTAGAACGTGTTCTAAATAGAGCATTTACACAAGTGTTGTTCAGTGGACGTAGTAACATTGAACTAAGTGATGTGTTTATTAGTATCCTAAGTGAAAAGAAATCTATTGCAACATATTGGATTGAAAAAGCAGGTATTACTAAAGATAGATTTGCTGATTATGTGTCAAGCGAAATGGAAGAAGACTTCGAAGATGAAGAATTAAGCGGAGCAGCGGCAAAAGCACTACGTTCATTTACAACTAATCTTAATGAAGAAGTTACAAAGAATAAAATTGACCCTATCATTGGGCGTTCCGAAGAGTTAGACAGTATTGCACTAGCACTAGGGCGTAGACAAAAGAACAATGTACTACTTGTAGGTGATCCTGGTGTTGGTAAAACAGCAATCGCAGAAGGGTTAGCATATAAAATTGTTAATGATGATGTACCAGAGTTCCTAAAAGAGTACGAAGTGTACAATTTAGACATTGGTAGTATGCTTGCTGGTAGTAAGTACCGTGGAGACTTTGAGGAAAGACTAAAATTAGTACTCAAAGGACTACAAAAGAAAGGCAAGACTGTTATGTTTATCGACGAAGCACACATGATGAATGGTGCTGGTGCAGGTGGACAAGAAAGATCAAACGATTTGGCTAACATGTTAAAGCCAGCACTTGCAAAAGGTAACTTAAAAGTTGTTGCTTCTACTACTTGGGAAGAGTTCCGTAAGAGCTTTGAAAAGGATCGTGCGTTGATGCGTAGATTCCAACGTGTTACTGTTGACGAGCCAAGCAACGAAACAGCAAAAGACATCCTACGTGGTATTAAGAAGTACTATGAGGACTATCACAAAACAAATATTACAGAGCAAGCAATTGAAGCGGCTGTAAAACTAAGTGTTAAGTATCAGTCAGATAAGAAGTTGCCCGATAAAGCAATTGATTTGATCGACGTTGCATGTTCACGTTTTAATTTAAAAGATCCTGACGTTGAAAAACTAGTTACTGAAGAAGAAATTCAATTTGAACTAGCAAAAATGATCAACATGCCTGTCGAAAACATTGCAGAGAAAGAAACAAGTAACCTAGCACACTTAGAAACTAACATGAAGAAAAGTGTATATGGTCAAGATCAAGCAATTGAAAACATTGTAGATAAAATACTTGTTGCACAAGCAGGTTTGAAGCCAGACGACAAGCCCATTGGTAGTTTTATCTTTATGGGACCAACTGGTACAGGTAAAACAGAAACAGCAAAATCACTTGCTGAAGAATTAGGCGTAAAACTTGTACGTTTTGATATGAGTGAATACCAAGAAAAGCATAGTGTTGCTAAATTAATTGGTTCGCCTCCAGGTTATGTTGGCTTTGACGATGACGCAGGACAGTTGATCACAAAGTTACAAGAGAATCCAAACTGTGTATTACTACTAGATGAAATTGAAAAGGCACACCCAGACGTTTCACAGATACTTTTACAGTTAATGGACAATGGTAAAGTAACAGGGTCAAATAGTAAAGAAGCCGATGCACGTAATTGTGTACTAATCCTTACAACTAACCTTGGTGCAAGTGATGCAGAGAAGAATCTAATTGGATTCAACGACGAGTTTGAAGTAGAATACGAAGACAAAGCTCTTAAGAAGTTCTTTGCTCCAGAGTTCCGTAACAGACTTGATGCAACTATTGTGTTTAAGAAACTAAGCAAAGAGATTATGATGAAAATTGTAGGCAAATTCTTAGTAGAATTAAAAGACATGATCAAAGACAAAGGTGTACAGATTACAGTGTCTGATGAAGCATTAGATTACTTAGTTGACAAAGGCTTTGATCCTAAAATGGGTGCAAGACCGTTAGCAAGAGTAATTGACAATGAAATTAAACGTCCTCTGTCACGCGAATTACTGTTTGGTGATCTTAAAAATGGTGGTAGTGTAACAGTTACCGTAACAGAAAACTCCAACAGTTTAGAATTAGATTGTGTTGGAGAAGCTCTTGTTGAACTGTGAAACTAACAAACTATTCTATCGTAAATACCTCTACAAAGTAGTAGTCAAGAATCACGTTGCGACCATGTTTAGGGATAAAAACCTTAATCATGCTCGCAACGAGCTTGACCGCATGCAAACACAACTACTAGAAGAAAAGCGTATAACACAAACATATGGTATACGCCAAACATATGTATCTCAACAAGACTTTGAAAGTGGTAAAATACTATTAAGTATCTTTTCTAGTACCAAACCCTACGACTACAAACTTAGAATAGAAGGTAGTAATATGAGCATATACTCTAATGACTTAGACTTTATGCACAACATCTGTTCTAAGGTACAAGTACAAGAATTTTGGCAACCTAATAACAATTACAAAGATAAATTAGACAAAGATATTATACTTGTTGATCAACCTTTTGATTATGAGTTCAAAGTTACGTTTAATCAAAACACTATAGACCCTACATTTGCAAATTGGGTGCATCGTAATAGTAATAAAATTAAAATAGGTAATAAAGCGTTAAAAGCGGCTACAGACGGGTTTGCACAAGGGTTATACTTCTATGTGCGTAATGAAAAACTGTTACAACTAATTAGTTTAATGATAGGACACAATTTCCAAAGCGTACAAAGAATTGTGTGTAAGCAAGATCTAGATAAATAACTATATGCCAAGCAATAGTGAAACAATATTAACAGTAAATACACATCCAGGAGATAGCACCATTGAGTCTGTCACCGGTGATAAATTCAAAGGGGACGGTTACTACGGACGTAGTGACGGAATTCATACAGTCCAATACAATATAACCGGGTTCCAAGGTAAGATTAAAATGCAAGCAACTCTTGCTGTTGATCCTGCTGACGCTGATTGGTTCACACTAGACGCAACAGAACACGAAACTATTGGATTTGCCAATGATGGTCCGGTAGCAACAGGCTCACACATAAAGAACTTTACAGGAAACTATGTATGGGTAAGAGTTGTTGTAAGTAGTTGGACTGACGGTACAGTTAATAGTATATTATTGAATCATTAAGGAAAGAATATGGAACATTTTGTAAGAGTTGTAATGGAAAAGAGCGATAGTTTAAACGAAAGTTTAGATGAAAGTATATTTCCAGGTACAGAATTATTAGAAACAGAGCAAGGTGGTTCTGTATATCAAATACCATTAGCAAGATTACTAAGCGAAGAAGAAGCAGACGAGTATGCAGACAAGTTAGCGAACTTTTTGTTCAGCGAAGGCTTTGATGACTTTGATATTGAAATATCAACAGACGATGACACACCAGTAGTTGAAGAAACATATGACGGAGACGACTTTTTTGAAGAGTATGGTGTTATGTGGTTCAACGAAGATGATGAAGATTTAGACGAAGCAGAATATCAAGGACGTAAAGTAAAACTTGGTAAGCCAATGCAAGGCGATGTTAAGAAGTTTAAAGTATATGTTAAAGATCCAAAGACTAAGAATGTTAAGAAAGTAAACTTTGGTGATCCTAACATGAAGATTAAGAAATCAAATCCAGCACGTAGAAGAAGTTTCCGTGCTAGACACAACTGTGATAACCCAGGTCCACGTACAAAGGCACGTTACTGGTCATGTAGGAAGTGGTAATATGCGTTTAACTGAACTAGCAGACAAGGATGAATTTTCGTTAGACTATAATGTGTGTCAAGACTGTCACACTTATATGAAAAACGATCCTATGTTTTATAGAAAACAGTATTTTCCTGTAATGACTATGATGTCAGATCAGTTTAGAAAAGGTAAAGCAATAGACTTTGCAGAAACACTACGTCCTTTAGTAAAATCAGCAATGGAAGAATATTGTGCAAAGTATGACTTAGGCGGCTCACAGAGTGTTTTTACTGAAGATGATGAACTAGAACTTATTGAACGTATCAAAGAAGACGAAATTAAGAATATAGAAGAAGGGGAATACTAATGTTTCTTAAAGAACTGTTTGAGGCTCCAGCTAAAAAAGCGGTTCTTGCTTTTGGTAGACTTAATCCCCCAACTATTGGTCACGAAAAACTAGTAGATCAAATTAAAAAATACGAAGGTGATCATTACCTTTTTTTATCTCAAACACAAAAACCAAAAACAGATCCATTAGACTTTGCAACTAAATTAAAATTTGCAAAGCAAGCATTCCCTGGTGTTAATGTAGGACATCAAAGTGTTCGTACTCCTGTACAAGCATTAGAAATGTTACAAGGGTTAGGATATACAGATTTAATATTTGTTGCTGGTAGCGACAGAGTAGATGGCTTCCAAAAAATGTTTGATACATACAACGGCAAGCCAGACAAGTCAGGTAAAATACCATTTGAATTTAACACACTTAAAGTTGTAAGTGCAGGCGAGCGTGATCCTGATGCAGAAGGTGCTGAAGGTATGAGTGCAAGTAAGATGAGACTTGCGGCTGCAGAAGGTAACAAAGAAGCATTTGCTCAAGGTGTGCCTGCTACCGCAAAGAAACTTGCAACAGCAATGTATGATGCTGTACGCAAAGGTATGGGCGTTAAAGATGAAGTTCCTGCAAATGAAATATTAGGGTTTGCAAGGCATCAACCTAAAAAAGCCGTTATAAAGAAAAGATATAAAAAGCCTGAAGACGATAGTGTACAAGATAAATTAAAAAAGCGCAGAGCAATGGCTGCAAAAGGTGATGATCGTGCGTTTAAAGTTGGAGGATTAACTGATGATGCTCCTCCAGGTAGAGAAAAACAAGTTAAAAAATTAAAAAAGAAGTTTGATGATCCAGGTGCGCCATATGCTATTGCATGGGCACAGCATAACAAGCACGGTAAGCCAAGTAAGAAGAAGTAAATGGACGAGTTACAGGACATTAAACGATTAGCAGGCGTAGGTGAATTCAAAGGATATTCAGAATATAAGATAGACGAAAATCCGAGTGAAACTGCTGCAGAGCTAAAGAAGAAAGAAAAAAGATTAGGGTTAAAACCAGGAGATAAAGATTGGTTTAAACTATGGTTCAGTAAACCTTACATGACTGGACCTACCCAATTTAGGAGTCGCAAGAAATGAGATGGCAAGACATTCGCGAAGATGGTAGAATTGTTAAAGGCGTTAACACTACAGTTGATGTTGATACCAATCAGATTCCTAAAGAAGCAGGTAAGTTTGGAAACAAAGTAGACAAAGACGGAGTACCGCCTACACTTAGTAAAAAAGTAAAAGGTAAGAGTACAAACGTTCTGTTTAACTTAGGACTTGCTGAAGGCAAGTATGCAGACATACACGATGTTAAAGATTTTAATCCAGACAACTTAGAAATATGGGTAAAGGGCGTAGGTGTTTACACACTTAACGGTCTTAAAAATAGATTAAAACAAAGACTAGAAGGTTTCAAAGACAACATAGACTATAATGCAGAAGGTGTTGAAGCAGTATTAAGCGGAAAAGGTTACGATGCATTTATGAGTATGCTTAGAGGTTACAACGAAGTAATGAAAGCATTAGAAACACCTCAAATGAAACGTAAGAAGACTATTGCAAAACGTAAAGCACAATACAGCGAAGGACAAGCAATACCTAATCCTAAGAATACATTCTTAGCAAAGTCTGATACAGCATATGATCACTATAAAATTGGTACTAACCTAGCAAACTTAAAAGCAGTGCCTAAAGGTGCTAACTATGATGAGCCCGATGTTGTTATTGCACCATATGCAGGCGAGAAAGAAACAAAGTATCTTATGAAACAACTTTCTCGTATTGGTTATGATGTACAAGATGCAGAAGGTTATCAAGATGCACACTTTGATGATGAGCCAACAGGTGGCGAAGCACCTCCACAGATTAAAGATCAAGGTAAACTAGGTAAGATTAAATTAAGTAAGTTGCGTAGTGTACAAAAAGGTAGAAACTTCCGTAAACTTGAAAAGCAATTAAGCAAAGTAAAAGACGGTAACTACAGTCCTTTAACTATTGATCCAAAAGGACGTATAGTAAACGGACATCATAGATTTGATGCACTAAGACTTATGGGCGAAGAATTTGCAACTGTTAGAATGATTGACACTTCATTAGAAGAAATGATTGCAGAAAATTTTGCAGACGGTAAAAAAAAGGGTAAAAGCAGACCAGGCAGAGTAAAGAAATCAGGTGCTAGTTGTAATGGAAGTGTTACAGCCCTAAGAAAACGTGCAAAGAAAGCATCAGGTGAAAAGGCAAGAATGTATCACTGGTGTGCGAACATGAAATCAGGTAGAAAGAAGAAGTAATGTTTAGCAAACAATGTAAATTACACTTAGAAGAAAAAGGCGAAACAGGATTAGAACATATGAAAGCGGCACTGAAGACAGCCGTAAAACTACAATTACTTGTACCGGCATTAGTAGTACACAGTGTTGCTCCACGTTTTTTTACAGACACAGCAACATCAGTAATGAAAGACATATTAGGGGATAGACATGAAAATAAATGACATAACAGAAGCAGCATCAGCAGGTGCTAGTAGCTCAGGTAGTGTTGCTAGTGTAGTTAACCCTACATATGCATATGCAAAGAGTAAGAAAAAAGGTAAGTATGGTGCACCAGAAGCACCGCAAGCAAAGAATCCAGACGGAACTGCTAAAAACGGATTGGATATCAAAAACAATTTGATGGGCGGCAAAGTAGCAAAGAGATAAATATACTTAGTAGGAGTTACTAATGAGAGAAGCAGAATTAAAAAAAATTAAACCCGTACAAGAAGGCTTAGCTGATCTTGCAGATAAAGCAGAGAAGGATCACGAAGTGCAAATGGCTCGTGCAGAGTTATACAAAGCCGCTAAGTATTCAATTAAGTTACACGAAATGCTACAAGGTGTTTCAGAACAAGAAGGCTTAGAAGGTTGGGTTCAATCTAAGATTACTAAAGCAGCAGATTATTTAAGTTCTGTATTCCATCATTTAGACTACCAAGAAGCACAAGACGATATGCCTGCTATCGGTGAAGGCAAAGATACTCATTGTTCAGACAAGTGTTGTGGCAGTGATGTAAAAGCAGAAGACTGCACATGTCCCCCAACTTGTAAGCATTGTAACTGCAATGCAGTAAGCGAAGGCAAAGGTAAGAGCAACAAACAAAAGGCTGCTATTGCTATTGCTAAGAAAGAAAAAGGTTACAAAGAATCTTTAGCAGACAAGTTAGGAAATAAACTTGCAGAAGCTAAAGCCGTTTGTAAAGACTGTGGCAATCCAAGTTACACAACACTACCAGAAGAAAAGCAAAAAGGCGTTGACGGCAAAGTATGCTGGAAAGGCTACAAGCGTATGGGTACTAAGAAAAAAGGTGGCAAAACAGTAGATAACTGTGTAAAGGCCTAACATGGATTTTCATAAACTTCAACAAAAACTATTCCAAATAGAACCAACTGATCCAGCAGCTGATAAAGCAAAGATGATAGCATCTATGCAAGGTCAACCGCAACAAAGTGTTGAAGTTCCACAAAACATCGTACAAGAAAGTGTAGAAGTTCCAGAAGGCTCTATGCAATTAGATAAAGACTACAGTGTAAGTGACTTTGCTAAACTAGCAGGTGTAACACTTAACGAAGGTAAACAAAAACATGGCAGTGCAGGTCAACTCAAAGGCAAGGATGCCTTTACTAAGAGTTCAAAGCCAGGTGGAAATGAAACACCGCATCCTGCAAGAAATAAACTTGTTGGCGACAGCATAGATAATGATGTTGAAGAAGGTGCATTAGACGGCTTTCGAACAGGTTACCAAGCAATGCAAAAAGGCGGAGCATTAGGTCCAGATGCATTAAACAAGGCTGTAGGCAATGTATTTACAGGCAAAGTTGACAAAAAAGAAAAAGGCAAAGATAAAAAAGAAAAAAGTGCAAAATCACCTTTTGATCAAACAATTCAAAAGATACTTAAAGATCCTGCACTAAAGAAAGAACTATTAGCACTAATGAAAAAGGCAAACTCAAAACAGATGATGAATTCAGAGGCAAAGAAAAACAAGAAGCCAGTAATCAAATCAAGAGATCCAAACTGGCGTGACCTAGAAGCTCTACGCAAGAGTGGTGCAGGTGGATCACATCAAGATAAGACTAAAGTACTTCCACGCAAGCAAAAGTATAAGTCAGATCCTACTCAAGAATCTATCAAAGAAATGCTTTATCGTAAATTAAACGAAAAAAGCTCTTGACAAATCCTTAATAATACCGTATAATAGTTTATAAATTAAAAGGAGATCCTCTTATGGGAAGTCGTGTATTCGGTGCCGATGAAAAGGCAAAGTTAGAAAGGCTAGTTAACGAAGGTGTTACAGTCTATCAAGAAGTAGAAGATTTAACAGCAGGCTTAAAAGATACTGTAAAGGCTGTTGCAGAAGAACTTGATATTAAACCAAGTTTAATTAACAAAGCAATTAAAATTGCACAAAAGGGTGACTGGGAAAGAGTTTCCGACGAGTTTGACGACCTTGAAACATTGGTTGTTACTGTCGGTAAGGACAAATAAAGTGCAGAGCATAAAAGACTTTTATACAGAAAGTCTTAAATCAGACCCCGTCGCACACTACGCAGAAATGATAGGTGCTGTAAGTGTTATTATTGGTAGTAGCATACTAACATGGACAGTGCTAAATCCTAGACCGGACATATTTTTGCCGTTCTACTTTGCAGGTAGTTGTGCTAGTTTTTTTGGTGCATATAGACGTGGACTACCTTGGGTACTAGTACTCACTGGTTGGTTCATTATTATGAACATTATTGCACTTAGTAGACTATATATTATATGACGCCAATGACAATAGTCAGGCATGTAGAAGGTTAAGTTGGCCAGAAGCAACGAAGGAGATAAATGAGTTACGTAGACGCACTATTTGATCGCGACTCTGACATAATCAGAGTAGTCGAACGCAATGACGGTAAAAGAGATTACCGCGAGTATCAAGCAAAATATACTTTTTACTATGAAGATCCAAGAGGCAAGTATAAAAGTGTCTATGGAGATCCCCTTACAAGAGTTGTGTGTAAGCACACAAAAGACTTTCGAAAAGAAGTTGCTATTAACAAAGGCAAGAACTTATTCGAAAGCGACATCAATCCCATCTTTCAATGTTTAAGCGAAAACTATCTTAATCAAGATGCGCCTAAACTAAACATTGCTTTTTTCGATATTGAGACAGACTTCGATCCAGAGCGTGGCTTTGCTGATCCTGCTGATCCATTTATGCCTATTACTTCTATAAGTGTATACTTACAGTGGCTAGAAACAATGGTATGTTTGGCAGTTCCGCCTAAGACACTTACAATGGACGAAGCACACAAGACACTTGAAGGTATTGAAAATGTAATGTTGTTTGAAAAAGAAGGCGACATGATTGATACTTTCTTAACACTAATTGAAGACGCTGATATTTTGTCAGGTTGGAACAGTGAAGGTTATGATATTCCGTATACAGTAAACAGAACTAGTCGTGTACTAAGCAAAGATGACACAAGACGTTTTTGTTTGTGGGGCCAGTTGCCTAAGAAACGTGAATATGAAAAGTATGGTAAATCAGCTGTTACCTTTGACCTAATAGGTAGAGTGCATTTAGATAGTTTAGAATTATATCGTAAATACACATATGAAGAACGTCACAGTTACAGACTTGATGCTATTGGTGAAATCGAAGTTGGTGAAAACAAAGTTCCTTATGAAGGCACTTTGGATCAATTGTACAACAATGACTTTAGAAAGTTCATTGAATACAACATACAAGATACCGCACTACTGGACAAGTTGGACAAAAAACTAAGATTTATTGATCTTAGTAACGAACTTGCACACGCAAATACTGTTTTGCTACAGACCACAATGGGTGCTGTTGCTGTTACAGAGCAAGCGATTGTTAACGAAGCACATGCAAGAGGCTTACAAGTTCCTAACAGACCAAAACGTGACGACACAGAAAATACACAAGCCGCTGGCGCATACGTAGCATTTCCTAAGAAGGGTTTGCACAAATGGGTAGCGTCAATGGACTTGAACAGTCTATATCCTAGTGTGATTCGTGCATTGAATATGGCTCCTGAAACTGTTGTAGGACAAATACGTCCTGAGATGTCAGAAGCTCGTGTACACGAAGATATGACTCTTAAGAAAAAGTCATTTGCAGGTAGTTGGGAAGGACGTTTTAGCACAGAAGAATATGAAGCGGTTATGGAGCAACGCAAAGATGTTGCACTTACTGTTGACTTTGAAAACGGCCAAACAGAGGTACTAAGTGGTGCCGAAATATACAAGATTATATTTGACAGTAACCAGCCATGGATGCTTAGTGCAAACGGCACAATTTTTACAACAGAGTTTGAAGGCGTTATTCCAGGGCTACTAAAGCGTTGGTATGCTGAACGTAAAGATCTACAAGCACAACTAAAGAAAGCAAAAGATGCTGGCAATGCAATTGAAATTGAGTACTGGGACAAACGACAGTTGGTTAAAAAGATTAACCTTAACAGTTTGTACGGTGCTATTCTTAATCCTGGCTGCCGTTTTTTCGATAAACGCATCGGCCAGTCAACTACGCTTACAGGTAGGACTATTGTTAAGCACATGTCAGCAGAAGTTAACAAAGTTATTACAGGAACTTATGATCACGTAGGTGAATCAATGATCTATGGTGATACAGACTCTTGTTACTTTAGTGCATGGCCTATGCTAAAAGATGACGTAGAAAGCGGCAAACTAGAATGGTCCAAAGAAAAGTGTATTACACTTATGGATCAAGTGTGCGAGCAAGCAAACACATCATTTGGTGACTTTATGGCAGAAGCATTTCACTGTCCGAAAACACGTAGTGATGTTATTGCGGCTGGACGTGAAATTATTGCACAGTCCGGTTTGTATATTACTAAGAAGCGTTATGCGGCACTAGTAATTGATAACGAAGGATTTCGAACTGACATTGACGGCAAGCCTGGCAAAGTAAAAGCAATGGGTCTAGACTTACGTAGGTCAGACACGCCTGTGTTTATGCAGGAGTTTTTAAGTGAAATATTACTTATGGTACTAACAGATGTACCACAAGATGAAATACTAGAACGTATTACTGTATTTAGAAAAGAATTTAGTGAGCGTCCTGGTTGGGAAAAAGGTTCACCTAAACGTGCAAATAAAGTAGGCCACTATGGTCGACTAGAACAGAAACAAGGCAAGGCTAATATGCCTGGTCATGTACGAGCAAGTATTAACTGGAATACACTGAAGCGTATGAACGGCGACAAGTATTCGCAAGAAATTGTAGATGGTATGAAAGTTATTGTTTGTAAATTAAAACAAAATCCGCTAGGATATACAAGTGTTGCATATCCAACTGACGAATTACGCATTCCTGATTGGTTTAAGGAATTGCCATTTGATGACGCAGCAATGGCGGAAACAATTATTGATAACAAACTAGACAACTTAATTGGTGTGCTTAACTATCCATTAGAAGATACTAAGCGACACAATACATTTAATAGTTTGTTTGATTTCGGAGAATAAAATGAAGGTTAATATACAAGTGGAAATAGATACTGACAACAGTCAGGACCTAAATACCATTGAAGAATTAATTGCAATGCTAAGACAATTAGCAGAAAATTACGAGGAATAATTATGGAATGGGTATTAGTATACATTAGTCTTACATTTCACGGTCATCCAATAGCAGAAGAAATCGGTCGTTATGATTCAATGGTAGAGTGTTTTCATGCTAGAGAACAACTAGCGCAAGATGTTGGCGGCTCAAACGGATACTTTCCAGCTGGTCAACAAGCGGTGTGCGTATCTAACTTAAAGGAAATACACTAATGGACTTAGGACTAATAGGCATACTGGCTGTATTTTTGTGTCCAATGGTATTCGGTGGTATCACAACATATTATTGTTTAAAAGTAAATGACCCAGTAACTAAACAAGTTTGGAATGAATGGCGTGAAGATCCTAAATTTCAAAAACAAAAAGTAACTAGTAGTATCAACTACAACGAATGAGGTGAATAAAATGTCAGGTAGAGTAGGTTTTACATGTAGTACATTTGATCTGTTACACGCAGGTCATGTGCAAATGTTACGTGAAGCAAAAGCACAGTGTGACTATCTAATTTGCGGATTACAAGTTGATCCTTCAAATGATCGACCTGGGAAGAACTCGCCCGTACAATCCATTGTAGAACGATACACACAGCTCAAGGCTGTTAGTTACGTAGACGAAATTATTCCTTATGGTACTGAAAAAGATCTAGAAGATATCTTAGAGTTGTACACAATTAATGTACGTATTCTAGGAGAAGAATATAGAGATAAAGAGTTTACAGGCAAAGACATATGTCGCAGGCGTGACATAGAACTATATTTTAATAATAGAGATCACAGATTCAGTAGTTCAAACCTTAGAGCAAGTGTTATTGAATCGGAGAAAAAATGAATATATTATTAACAGGATCAAGTGGCTTTATAGGACGTGAACTTTTAAAACGTCTTACAGTTAAACTAGGTCATAACGTACATACAATTGATGTTGCAGATAGTGCAGATCAAGACTTGATGTATTGTACACTTCCTAAAGAAAATAAGATAAATCTTGTAATACATCTAGCAGGTAAAAGCGGTGTGCGTGAAAGTATTAAAGACCCTGCTAGTTACTGGTTAAACAACATAGAAGCAAGTAGACGCTTGTTTAACTCTTACCCTAATACACGCATACTATATGCAAGCTCTAGTAGTGCATACGAGCCCGATCTAAATCCTTATGCGGCATCTAAGTATTGTTTAGAAGAACTTGCAGAACGTTATCCTAACACATTAGGTATGCGTTTTCATACAGTGTATGCAGATGTATGTCCTAGAAAGAATATGTTCTTTCAAAGACTTAGAAATGATACATTAGAATATGTCACTAGGCATTATAGAGATTTTGTGCATTTACAAGATGTATTAGACGCTATTGAATTACTAATAGCAAAACCAAAAGTAAATGGAACAATTGATATTGGTACAGGTATTCCTGTCCGTATCCAAGACCTTGCACCAGACTTACCCATTCGCCTAAATACACCTGGAGAAAGAGAATATACTTGTGCAAACACAGAAAAAATTAAAGGATTAGGTTGGAAACCTAAATACTTTATAGAAAACTTCTTGACAAAAGAAGACAAAGGCAATATAATAAACATTACAAATGGAGAACCCCTATGAAAGATATTTTACAAGACATTGTCGCCCACACACATGCACTAGGTTTTTTGAGTCTAGTTAAAGTAACAAGCGACTCAGATACCTCAGTAGAGAGTATGGCAGATGATAGAAGTGTAATTCTATCAGGTGCAACACATACTCCTGTTGCAGAATTTTCAGGCACTTTTGGTATGCCTAACTTAGAAAAGTTAGCATTGCATTTAAAGAATCCTGAGTATCAAAAAGATGCTAAACTTGATGTTGTAACAGCAGATAGAAATGGCGAAGTTATTCCTACACATATTCACTTTGAAAATGCGGCAGGTGACTTCCAGAATGATTATCGCTTTATGAACAAAGCAATTATTGAAGAAAAACTTAAGACAGTTAAGTTTAAAGGTGCGGCATGGAATGTAACATTCCAACCAAGCATGGCAAGTATTGCACGTATGAAACTTATGAGTGCGGCACACAGTGAAGAGCCTACATTTAATGTAAGCACTAACGACAGCAGCCTAACATTTAGTTTTGGTGATGCAAGTACACACGCAGGTGAGTTTGTATTCCAACATGATATCGAAGGATCATTACAACACACTTGGAGTTGGCCTGTAGCACAAGTACAAAGCATCTTAAACTTAGATGGCGACATTACTATGAGCATTAGTGATCAAGGTGCAATGATGATTTCAGTAGATAGCGGTATGGTCAAGTACGACTACATACTTCCAGCGCAAAGCAAGTAATATGCGGGATTGGATATACAACTGTTGGACATTAGTAATGGATGATACTCGCAATCCGTTGAGTTCTATTCCTGATGTTCAAACACGTCATATGGTGATGCAAGTGCTTGCCTGGATGTGGTGTATTGTGTTTGCTATTATTGTAGGTAGCATGTGGGCAGGAGTGTTTAGTATGATACTACACACACTATTGCTTGGTGCTGTTGCAGTAACAGTAGCAACATTTGAAACAGCAAAACGTAGACCCAATTCATTTCGTAGAGACAACGGAATTAATTCACGTGGTTATGGAGGCGAACATGAGTAACCCAAACGAAGCAGGTGATACAAAGGGTGCTATCCTAGCATTCTTGATTATTGCTCTAATGATGATTGGCACGCCTATTGCAATCGGAACTACAATGGGATGGTTTAACTTATTTGGCATCCTAGGATTATAATATGAACAAAGATTTAACCGCAACACAAAATGATTATGCAACATTTTTACCTGCACTTAGTGGCTTTTATGCTACATATGTAGGTAAACAACGTTTTGATGAATACGTAGACAAAGCACGTATTCCAAGCAACTTTGCAAATGGTGTTGAGAGTTTAAACTATCTAAATAAAAACGAAGGTGCGTTTACATATAAATGGACACTGTATTCAGCAGGACATGCGGACTTAGATACTACTAAAGAAGTACCTAAAGAAGACATGGTTCGAAACAGAGATAGAGAAAACACTTGGCTACTAGGCGACTCAGGTGGTTTCCAAATTGGTAAAGGTGTTTGGGAAGGCGATTGGAAAGATCCTAATTGTCCTAAAGCACAAAAGAAACGTGACGGGGTTCTCCGTTGGATGGACGCATATATGGACTATGGCATGGTGCTTGATATTCCAGCCTGGGTAGCACGTTCAGAAGCAGGTGCTAAAGCAACTGGCATTAGCACATATGACGAAGCAGTCAAAGCAACACGCATTAACAATGACTATTGGATGAAACACAGAACAGGTGCTTGTAAGTTTCTAAACGTATTGCAAGGTGAGAACCATGCAGACGCAGATGACTGGTATGAGCAAATGAAAGATTATTGTGATCCTAAAGTGTATCCAGACAATCATTTTAATGGTTGGTCAATGGGTGGACAGAACATGTGCGATGTGCATTTGGTTCTTAAACGTATAGTTGCATTGATATATGATGACCTACTACAAACAGGTGTACACGATGTAATGCACTTCTTAGGCACAAGTAAACTAGAATGGGCTACGTTACTAACAGACATACAAAGAGCTGTTCGTAAGTATCATAACCCAAACTTTATGATTACATTTGATTGTGCTTCACCTTTCTTAGCAACAGCAAACGGACAAATTTACATTCAAACAGAAACTGACGATAGAAGCAAATGGGTCTATCGAATGGTTCCTAGTATTGATGATAAGAAGTATGCTGCAGATACTAGATTATTCCGTGACGCTGTGTTACAGGATGGTATCTTTAAAAACTTTACTAATAGTCCAATTACAGCAGAACTTAAAGTAAATGACGTGTGTCATTATGCACCAGGAATGTTAAACAAAATTGGTAAAGAAGGAAAGACCTCGTGGGATAGTTTCTCATATGCTATTCAAATGGGGCACAATGTATGGAGTCATATTAATGCTGTACAAGAAGCAAACCGACAATACGATGCAGGCATACTTCCTAAGATGCTTGTACAAGAGCAATTTGACAGGATTTTATTTAGAGACGTTGTGGAAGCAATATTTGCGGCGAACGGCAGAGAAGAAGCCAACGCAATAATTGAACACTATAGTCGCTTTTGGATGACCATACCTGGTACAAGAGGAGCGATTGGTAAAAAGACTGTAAACAGTAGTACATACTTTGGAAACTTATTTGAAGAAGTAGGTGAACCTGTAATTACAGACGAAGAAGATCTAGATGAAACAAAATTAGAGGATCTTGAGGATGAGCAACTTCACAGATGAACACAATAAAATTGCAGGCTATTTACAAGAGCTATACAAGAAGCATAGAAAACTTGACGAAGAAATAAAATTAATGTATAATACTTTTGCAAGTGATAGTTCTATTAACAGGCTTAAAACAAAAAAACTTTGGTATAAAGACGAAATCCACAGATTAGAAACAAGGTTAAAAACATTATGAAAAGAGATTATGATACAGGCATAGCAGATAGTATTACATTCTTTACAGGTGTAGAAGTTGAAAAGACTCCTGCATTAGGAATGAAAACATTGTTTGTTACAGGCAAACAAGACTATAATACAATAATGAAACACTATACAGATGAACAGTGTGAACATATCTTCTTTGGTGCTAATCATAGTTACAATCCTGTAACTTCAGATGACTTTGAAGACTGGGAACTAATGATACGTGCATTTACTGATCAGGAAATATTATGTAGTTTGGACATACCAAGTACAATTAATATGGAATGGTTTTTAGATGGCGGACTTGTTGAAACAGATTACTTTATTCCACAAATACGTGTAGTAGTTCCTTATATTAAACAGTGGAACTACAATACAATGATTAAAATTGATGACAAAGATTTTAAAGCAACCAATCCCGGTGTGTGGTGTCATAGACTCCACGATTTAATGGATAGTGAAAAGTTTACGGATTGGGCCAAATATTCACTTGACAAACCTTTGTAATGAAAGTATACTTAATACAATGCAAGAACGATATTATGACTACATGTTACGTAGAACAAGAGAGGAAAATAATAAGATGAATGATCCAATAAATAATGCTACTAGAAGTATATGGGTAACCTTTACTAAAGAAGGCATCCATAAGTATCCAGGAGCAGATAGTGATCCAAAACTTGCAACAGGCGATTGGGACGATGTGTCGTTTCTTGCTGTGCCTCATCGTCATATTTTCCACTTCCGGGTGCGTATCGAAGTGTTCCACAACGATAGAGACATCGAGTTCATCCAATTCAAAAGATGGATGGAAAGACTCTATAGTGCTTCTTCCGACGGTGAAGTGCTCGTTCTAGATTATAAGTCTTGCGAGATGATTGCAGATGACTTATATAAAGAAATTTCTACAAAGTTCCCTGGCCGATTTGTAGAGATTAGTGTCGCTGAAGACAATGAAAACGGCTGTGTAATTTACTACCCCAACCCTAAATCATAAAGTGCTATTAATAGAGGATATTAAAAAATGGCAATCAAGTTTAATAAGCCCGCTTACGACAAAATTTTTCGTGACTTGGAAAATTTTAAAGACTTCTGTCGCTTCGTTGGCGATGCTAAAAACGTGGCTTTCGTATACAATGAAAAAGATTTGTATAACGAACGATCTTACGTATGGCGCTCATACCAGCGTCATGTTAACCACCTTAAGGCGAAGAATCGCCAACTTGGTAAAAACTATAACAAACGGAGAAACTAATGACTATTCATATTGTAGATATTGAAGCCGTAGACACACGCTATACTAAGCAGTGGAAAGATTATCTTCCACGTCAACTGTTGAAGTCTACAAATGAAAAAGTAAATGTTATTAGTGGCGGGGATACGCCTCAGGCAACAACACCTGGGGCATTCCTTAACTTTGGTGGCACCAATGTGTACAAATCAAAACAGCTCGAGCAAATAGGAGAAATGTTTTGTAACGGTACTGTTAACGATGGTGATTATTTCTTATATACTGACGCTTGGAATCCTACTGTTATACAACTTCGTTATATGGCAGAACTGTTAGGTGTTGATATTTGTATTGGTGGTTTGTGGCATGCAGGGTCTTATGATCCTCAAGATTTCTTAGGTAGACTTATAGGAAATAAACCTTGGGTAAGACATGCCGAAATGTCAATGTTTGAATGTTATGATGATAACTTCTTTGCAAGTGACTTTCATATTGATATGTTTGTAGAAACACTAGGTGAAGATTATCAAATTGACACTGATAGAATAAGTCGTGTTGGTTGGCCTATGGAGTATCTAAAGAATAGTTTAGACAGTTATAAGGGTATGGAAAAACGTAACCTTATACTTTTCCCACACAGAGTTGCTCCTGAAAAACAAGTTGATATATTCCACGACTTAGCACAACAACTACCTGAATACGAGTTTGTTGTGTGCCAAGAACGTGATCTTACAAAGAATGAATATCACAACTTATTAGGTGAAGCAAAAATGGTGTTTAGTGCTAACCTACAAGAAACATTAGGTATTAGTTGGTACGAAGGAGCGTTAGTTGATGCTATTCCTATGGTACCAGATAGACTGAGCTATAGTGAAATGTCCGTGCAAGAGTTTTTATATCCTAGCAAATGGACTGAAGACTATACCGCATATAGAAAGCATAGAGGCGAAGTTGTTGCAAAGATACGTGACTACATGGAAAATTATTCCGACTATTTGGTTAGTTTGGAAAAACAACGTAAAATCCTTAACAAAGACTTTTTTAGTGGCAGTGCATTATATGAAAGACTTAAAGATGAACGATAATGGTAATACATATACTTTTGATCTAGGTTCTAGTAGTAGTGATAACTTTACTTTTTCTAGTCCTACAACAGGAAGTTATAATACTAGCGGTACTATTACTATAGATACAAGTAGATGGGATGATAGTTTTACTACTGGCCCTACATCAATTTATACTACTAGTGGCAATAGCAATGTTGACATTCAAGGTAGTTTAAATGTAAATGGCGTAGACGTTATGCAAAGTATTGCAGATATGCAACGTGTACTAGGTGTAGTTAGTAGAGACCTTGAGAAAGAAGAAAAATACAAGGGTCTAAAACGTGCGGCTGAAGCATACGAACGTGAACTAGCAAAGATTGAAACTTTTGAAACTCTAAAGGAGTCAGCATAAATGCCAATGAATCACGGGGAGAAACTATAAATGGGTGTGGTTAAAGTACCATTCGACACAAATGGCGGCATGACCAGTGCTATGGATAACACGTTTTCAGTTAGGTGTAAAGATTTAGATGCTGTACTAGAAAATGCTTACGAAACTATGGATTGGTTCAAATATCTAGCAGACAATGCTTTATCAGTAGAAGTGCTAGAGCAATATTACGACAGTCCAAAATTTATGACAACACATGTGGTAGGCTTTGAACTAGAAGACAAGCACGAAACATTCTATAGGATTAAATATGACGCTTAAGGTACTTGGAATAGCAAAGATTGAAACTTTTGAAGCTCTAAAGGACTCAGCATAATGTTTGGTTTTTTAAAAGGTCGTAAACGTGTAATTAAAGATAGAAATAGTAACGAGCCTTACTTGGTTCGTTGGTACTTGTTCCTAAAGGACAGAAAGAACTTTCCGTTCAATGTCACACTACACAAAGTCTTAAAAAGCGACGAAGCTGTTTTACATGACCATCCTTGGAGTTATGCGACACTTATACTCAAAGGCGGTTATTGGGAGAATGTTCCTGTTGTTAGTAGAGAAGGTGCTATAGTAGGATCACGTGGTATTTGGCGTGGGCCAGGACACTTTAGATTTCGTAAGTCAAATGACTTACATTTTTTGACTTTAGAAAAAGACAAAGACGGTAATGAAATACCATGTTGGAGTTTATTCTATATGGGCAAAAAAGCAAAAGAATGGGGCTTTGTACCTTTTGTACAAGGCATTGGTTATAGATGGCAAAATAGCGTAGACTACCTCGCTAAGGAGTAATTTATGAGTCAGTATAATGACGTAGTAGAAAGGCAAAGAGATTTGTTAGCAGCAGAAAAATGGGCAACGGGTGTAAAAAGTTTGCACTTTCATAGTTTGAAAAGTATGTGGTATGATACTCATCCTGAAGATTCAGATATGGGTATGGTAATGGATGTTGAATACAACAACGGTACAATAAAACGTACACTAAAAGATAACACTGTACGGATTTTTGGTAAAGAACTTAGTGGTGAAAAACTACTCGACGAATACAAAAGGAATAATAAATGAAGAAACATTATTACACATGGGGACATGTTGAAAAAATGTGTATTGATATTGCAATGCAGATGCAGAAAGATAACTGGAAGCCAGACTATATTGTAGGTATTACACGTGGTGGTAATGTGCCTGCTACAATACTGTCGCATATGTTAGGCGTTCGTTGTGAAGCACTTAAAGTAGCATTACGTGACGGCGATAGTCATCAGGAAAGCAACTGTTGGATGTCTAGTGATGCGTTTGGTTACGTTGACGAAGAAGAACGTGCTGTAACTAAAAGCCGTTGGGACGTTAACAAACGTAAAAATATTTTAATTGTAGACGATATTAATGATACAGGTGCAACACTTGAGTGGATCAAACAAGATTGGCAGGCAAGTTGTTTACCTAACGAAAGTAGTTGGAATACTGTGTGGAATAAAAATGTAAGATTTGCTACACTAACTGAAAACCTTTCTAGTAATTTTGACGGTATTGATTATTCAGCACACGAAGTTAACAAAGCAGAAGAAGATGTTTGGTTAGTTTACCCTTGGGAAATAGTAGGTAAGTATGACGCTTGATAATTTAGAACAAGCTCAGCAAGATGGCAGAGCACCATGGGATAACGTATACTTGGATACTAGAGACTTTGTAGTATACGAAGATAAGTATCCAGTTACTGAAGGTCACTTACTTGTTGTACCTAAAGTAAACGTTATGGAATGTGTAGAAAAATGTTTTAAGTTTGCTATGTCAATGGGTAACGACAATGTTACAACAACCAAGAATAATGTAACAGGTTATAATATTGGTCTAAATATAGGTGTAAGTGCAGGACAAACAGTTATGTACCCACATGTACATTTAATCTTCCGTCGTGATGGAGACATGGAAGATCCGAAAGGTGGCGTAAGAGGCGTCATTCCATCTAAACAAAAATACTAAGGAAAGGAACTATGGACTTGAAGGAACAAATGATTAAAGCGGCAAGACTACACGCTGAAGCGGAGATAGAATTGCATAAGACTAACATTGAAGTATACATGCAAAAGGTTGTAGGTATTGGCGAGCATTCTGATATTATCGAAACGATACAAAAAGAATTAGATGCAATGGCTACAGCACATGACCGTCTTGATATGTTAAACACATATTTTGTTTAATATACTTGACAAAAACCTAAATACAATGTATAATATAACTTATATTGTGCATTGTATTATTAACGGCAATCCACTGCCTAAACATCGGAGAATAAAAGAATGGATAAATCCAAAGAGATAAAAGCCCGTTTGCAACAAGCAAACAAACGCTTCTGGGCAGGCGACAACATTTCAGACTATATTAAAGACGGCGAAAAACAAATCTTAATTGATGAGCTTGCTGTTAAGTTTGAAGACGTATTACAAGGTCTTGTAATAGATACAGAAAACGATCCTAATAGTAACGGCACAGGTAAACGTCTTGCAAAGATGTATATCAATGAGCTAATGGCAGGACGTTATGAAGCAATGCCTGCGGCAACAGCATTTCCTAATGATAGCGATGATCGTTATGAAGGTATGCTTGTTGTGAGAAGTGAGCTCACAAGTATGTGTTCACATCATCACCAGATTGTTAGAGGTGTAGCATACATTGGTATTATTGCATCAGACAAACTAATTGGACTAAGCAAGTATACACGTATTGCACAATGGTGTGCTATGCGAGGTACATTACAAGAAGAACTTGCTAACGATATTGTCAGAGAGATTCAGAAAGCAACAGGTGCTGAACACTTGGGTGTTTATGTACAAGCAACACACGGTTGTGTTGAAAACAGAGGTGTTAAGGCACACAGTTCGCTAACACAGACAACTGTATTGAAAGGCGCATTTAAAGATGACGCAGGAACAAAGAAAGAGTTTATGGATAATATTAAACTACAACAATCATATGCGTGTGATAGATAATGTTTATTTCAACTTACAAATATAAATTCCCTGTAGATAGTTTTGGCAGGCCAGGTGGTATGTATAGTATGGCTGACTTACCTATTGCAGGATTTAAAGTGTTAGAACGCGAGTGTGAAGTTTTAACACAGGACTCTAAACAAGAACTTTACGAAGTTCGCGACATCGAAAAGAATTGGACTATTGTTGTTCCGTTCCAAGATGTCGGAGACATTGAGGAGGTCAATGATGAAGTTACGGTATAGTGAAGCATTTTATAGTGTGCAAGGTGAAGGTAAGTTTGTAGGTGTACCTAGTGTATTCCTGCGTACATTTGGTTGCAACTTTCGATGCATGAACTTTGGATTAGAAAGAGGCACACCTGCAAGAGCAGATGGTGTAAAACACAATCCAGAAGTTAAAAAGTTACTAGATAGCAATATCATAAGTACTGTTGAAAAGTTTGAAGACTTACCTGTAATACATACAGGTTGTGATACATATGCAAGTATCTATCCAGAGTTTAAAAAGTTTATGATGGATAGAACTGTAGATGAAGTTGTAGAGCACTTGTTAAGTCTTACTCCAGAAGGTAAGTGGACAATGGATAGTGGACAGGATGTCCACTTGATTTTCACTGGCGGTGAACCTTTGTTAGGGTGGCAAAGATTCTATGCTGAATTATTAGAACACCCGCGTATGCAGGACTTGAAAAATGTTACATTTGAAACAAATACTACACAAAAGTTACGACCTGATTTTAGAGACTATCTCAACAATCAAGACAGATTTAAAGTCACTTGGAGTTGTTCCCCAAAACTTTCAGTTAGCGGAGAACGCTGGGAGGATGCTATTATGCCTGATATTGCTAGTGAGTATTTCAGTGTTTCTAATAGTGACCTTTATTTTAAGTTTGTTGTCGCTGACGAAACTGACGTTGCTGAAGCTGGTAGAGCTGTGGCGAGTTATAGAGACGCCGGGATACAATGTCCGGTATATTGTATGCCGCTGGGCGGACGCAGTGAAGAATACAAGCTCAACATTCAAGAGGTGGCTGAGCTCTGTATGGAAAAAGGATGGCGGTTCACACCACGATTACATATCGACTTATTCGGTAATGCATGGGGAACCTAGATACAAAAATGAACAACACGAACGAGCTATGACAGCACCAATTGATGACGGTGGTGATTTAGAAAAACGTGTAAGGAGAGCAGGACTATGAGTTGGTGGAATAAACTTGTAAGAGATGCAGGAATCAAAAAGAAAATTGATGAGCCTGTAAAAGAACCTACTTCGGAAGAAGTTAGACGTGCGGCACTTGATGCAGAAAAGGCTGCCGCTACTAAAGCAGGCGAACCTTGGGTTGCTGTATTAGATACTCAGGTTAACAAAGACAACATTCGAAATGGATTCTTTGAACTAGATTGGAACAATGAATTTATTGAAGAGCTTCTTGATGCAGGATATCAAGGCGAATCAAACGAACAGATTGTTGACCAGTGGTTTAGAACTATTGTTAGCCAAATGCTTCAAGAAGAAGGACAAGATCCTAAAGCAGAAGCAGGGTATATTAACGTAGTACCTATCGATAAAGGCAAATCAGAAGTATCTTAATGCTTGACATAGTATACAAATGAGTGTACAATATAGTTATTATTAAATTACTAAAGGCAACACAATGGCAACTTATGTATTAGTAGACACAGCGAATACCTTCTTTAGAGCAAGGCACGTAGTACGTGGAGACCTTGACACTAAGGTTGGTATGGCGCTTCATATTACACTTAACAGTATTAAGAAAGCATGGCAAGACTTTAACGCTGATCATGTTGTATTTTGTTTAGAAGGCCGTTCGTGGCGTAAGGACTATTATGAGCCTTACAAACGTAATAGGCAAGCAACACGTGATGCAATGACTCCTACACAACAAGAAGAAGATACAGTGTTTTGGGAAATCTTTGACGAGTTTAAAGACTTTGTAACTAACAAAACTAACTGTACAGTTATGCGTCATAAACAATTAGAAGCAGATGATCTTATTGCAGGTTGGGTACAAGCACACCCTAATGACGATCATGTTATCATTAGTACTGACGGTGACTTTGCACAACTTATTGCACCTAATGTACGTCAGTATAACGGCATACAAAACGTTACTATTACACATGAAGGTTACTTTGATGACAAAGGTAAAGAAGTAATAGATAAGAAAACTAAAGAGGCTAAGCCGGCACCTGATCCACAATTTATGTTGTTTGAAAAGTGCATGCGAGGTGACACTAGTGATAACGTGTTTAGTGCATATCCAGGTGTACGTAAGAAAGGCACTAAGAACAAAGTAGGTCTTATTGAAGCGTATGCAGACAAAGACAGCAAAGGCTATAACTGGAATAATATGATGTTACAGCGTTGGACTGATCATGAAGGTGTAGAACATCGTGTACTAGATGACTATACACGTAATGTTGTACTGTGTGACTTAACAGCACAACCTGCAGACATTAGAGAAATTATTGATGCTACTATTGCAGAGAATGCTGTTACTAAAGAAGTACAGCAAGTAGGTATGCGTCTTATGAAATTTTGTGCTAAGTGGGATATGCAACGTATTGCAGACCAAGCACAATACTATGCTGAACCGTTGCAAGCGAGGTATCAACAACAATGAGTATAAAAGCAAAAGTAATATTAAAAGACAAATTTTGGATTGTTGAAGAAGAAGGTGAAAAATTAGGCACCTTAAGTTTCAATGATGAACGTTTTATGTTTTCAGCAAACAACGGTGTTGCATTCTTTGAAAACAAAAAGCAATTAAAAAATGAACTTGGCCTTACAGTCTTTGATAAAGACGAAACAACAAAGATTGAGACTGAAAAAGAAATTTATGGCTTTCCAACTAGCACTACTCCTTACAATGTAATTTACGATGTACATCGTAAGTTTGCTTTGTTTACAAAAAGTATTAAGAGTAAGAGTTTGTATTGTGCAGGATTTTATATTATTCACTTTGATAAGGGCTGGGTCAAAAGTTTTTGCCCTAAATTAATTACATTAGAACGTTACGATTACAAAGGTCCTTTTAAAAACGATCTTACTATGCGTCAGGAACTATCAAATGCAAACCAAAAAACTTGATCCTATAAACACTTTTCCAATACAACAGTTTATTCAAACTGTTAAGAGTGCTGACGCAAGTAGAGCCAAAGAAGTAAGAATTGATATAGAGAATGCAAAACGTCTTGCATTTACTCTAGGCGAGGTTATGTCTCGCCTAAACGGTGACATGGAACAATTCATAAAAGAACACGTACAAAACATCGATAATGAGCCTGTGGAGGTACAATTAGACGGTGGAGCAGACTGGAAATAATTAGGATAATTTATGTCATGGTATACATTTTGGAAATCAAATCCAAAAGAAACTAATCATATAGTTATTGATGTAATGAAGGATGACGTAGATCCTTCAGAACTAACAATAGAAAATGCTTATAAAACTCGTTGGATTTGGTATCATACTATACTAGCAATAGGTATCTTCTTTACAAACATTGTTTTAATCGCTATATTTTTATTACTCGCTATAAAACTATAAAGCACGTAGATAACTGTAAAAAGAGATAAATATATACGTAGTTAATTAAGGTACGTATATATGAGCAGACCCAAACCAAATGTTCTATTAGAACATGTAAACAAAAAGAATTATAGATGTGAGCAAGTCCTAGATGCTGATGCTATCTGGGCTGTATTCTATAAAGAAAAACCATTCAATTTAAAAAGTTCAAATGCTTTAACAAATTATCCTGGACCAAAATATAAGAAAACAAGTTTTTCTAATCCAGGGCATGCACACAATTTAGCACAGAAACTTAACGAACTGTTTTCCTGTGAAGACTTCAAAGTATATAAGTTGTCATCTGGCGAAATTGTAACCGAATGAACTGGAAAGAAACCTACACAAAGTTATTCCTAAAAGAACTAGGCAAAAGTTTTAACGACTTGTCTGTTAAGGAGCATATGCCGTTGTGGTGGCATAATACACGTAGCAAGGATGCTGGTGGACTTAGACTTACAGATGCAGGTTTAGATGCACTTACACAAGCAGAAGTGGCAACATACGATGTTCCTTATCCACACGATATGCCCATGACTACTCAAGTTATTATATTTTTAGACAAGTTTATCGACTGTCCGTACTACATAGGACCAAGATCTATACAAGTAACACACCAAAAGAAGGCAGTCGAACTGTCTCTTTTCTCCGGTGATCTTCGCAAGTACGGACTTGCTAAAGCACTTGCCCGCCAAAATAAAGACGAAAAATAATTAAAAAAACTGCAGAAAAAGGTTGACTTTACTCTCTATTGGTAGTATTATATATACATAAGTTAGAAATTCGCACTGATAACTAGAGGTAATACAATATGGAAAACGTAATCACAAGAACAGTTTCGCCCAACGGCGCAAAAGCAAGCATTAATCATGCTATTCGCAAAAATCGTCCTATCTTCCTTTGGGGTCCCCCAGGTATTGGTAAGTCCGAGATTGTAGGACAAATTACTAATGACCTTGGTAATTCACATTTGATTGACATTCGTTTGTCACTTTGGGAACCTACAGACATTAAAGGTATTCCGTACTTTGATAGCAATTCAGGTACAATGGTGTGGGGCGCACCTGCAGAACTTCCTACCGAAGAGTTTGCATCACAATACGACTATGTCGTTTTATTCTTAGACGAAATGAACTCAGCGGCGCCTGCTGTACAAGCGGCTGCATATCAGCTGATTCTTAATCGTAGAGTTGGTCAATACAAATTGCCAGACAATGTGGTAATTGTTGCGGCTGGTAACCGTGAAGCTGACAAAGGTGTTACTTATAGAATGCCTGCTCCGTTAGCAAACCGTTTTATCCACTTAGAACTTACTGTGTCATTTGATGACTGGTTCCAGTGGGCTGTTACTAACAATCAACACAAAGATGTTGTTGGTTACTTAACATTTGCAAAGAAAGACTTGTATGACTTCGATCCAAGAAGTGCAAGCCGATCATTTGCAACACCTCGTTCATGGTCGTTTGTGAGTGAATTGCTCGAAGACGATCTAGACGAAACCACTACTACAGACTTAGTTAGTGGATCAGTTGGAGAAGGCTTGGCTGTCAAGTTTATGGCGCATCGTAAAGTTGCGTCTCAGATGCCTAATCCAAGTGATATCTTAGCAGGAAAAGTCAAGGAGATGGCCAGTAAAGAAATCAGTGCTATGTATTCCCTCACTGTGTCATTGTGTTATGAGCTGCAAGAAGCTGATAACAAGAACGACAAAGACTTTGATAATAAAGTTAACAACTTCCTGCGATTTTCGATGGATAACTTTGATACTGAATTAGTTGTAATGGGCATTAAGCTCGCACTTACTCAGTACTCATTGCCCATTGATCCGGACGCTGTGGAATGCTTTGATGAATTCCATGAACGTTATGGCAAGTATATTAAGGCTGCACAGGGTTCATAAGAATAGAAAGGGCGGGTTAATACTCGCCCTTTCACCTTTTATGGTTGACAAACTCAGTAAATACTTGTATAATACATATATAAACTTAGAAAGGACATAGCACATGAGCGTAGAAGGTAAAAAGAACTGGGCACCTAATCCAGATATTACTGAATCCGAACTTAAAGTAATGCGTGAAGAAGTACTTGATCGCATTATTGTTGCACGAGTAGGACTTCTTCTTAAGCACCCTTTCTTTGGTAATATGGCAACACGCCTTAAAATTCAAGCCGCAGACGACTGGTGTCCTACAGCAGCCGTAGATGGCAGAAACTTATTTTTTAACACTCAGTTCTTTAATGCAATGGACAATAAAGAAATTGAGTTTGTTATTGCACACGAAATTTTACACTGTGTATTTGATCACTTAGAACGTAGAACTTGGCAAGACCGAAACTTAGATGCTATGCTGTCTAACATTGCACAAGACTACATTGTAAACAACATTCTTGTAAGAGACAGCATTGGTACTAAGCCTAAGATTGTAGACTGTTACCAAGACTTTAAATATGAAGACTGGACTTCAGAAGAAGTTTATGATGACTTGTTTGAAAAGTATGACGAAGATCAACTTAATGCATTAGGTGAATTGCTAGACGAACATATTGACTGGACTGACGGTGACGGCGATGAAGGCGGTTCATCTGGCAAGGACGGCAAAGACGATGGCAAAGGTAAAGAAGGAAAGAAGCCTACTTACAGCAAAGAAGAACTTAAAAAGATACGTGACGAAATAAAAGAGAACATGGTAACAGCCGCACAGAGTGCAGGTGCTGGCAATGTTCCTAAAGGTGTCGAACGTATGATCAAAGAGCTTACAGAGCCTAAAATCAACTGGCGTGACCTGCTTCGTCAGCAAATTCAATCAACAATTAAAAGCGACTATACGTTTAGTCGTCCTTCACGTAAAGGTTGGCACACCGGTGCTATACTGCCTGGTATGAACTTTATGGATACAATTGACTTGTGTATTGCAATTGACATGAGTGGTTCAATTGGTAATCAGCAAGCTGAAGACTTTTTAGGTGAAGTAAAAGGTATTATGGACGAGTACAAAGACTATGCTATTAAGTTGTGGTGCTTTGATACTAATGTTTATAATGAGGAAGACTTTACTGCCGCAGAAGGCCAAGATTTGATGTCATATGAAATCTTAGGTGGTGGTGGTACTGACTTTATGTGTAACTGGACATACATGAAAGACCAAGGCATTACGCCTAAAAAGTTTTTAATGTTTACTGACGGTTATGCTTGGGATAGCTGGGGAGATCCCGACTACTGTGATACAGTGTTTATTATTCACAGTAATCATAATAAAGAACTACTAGCCCCATTTGGAGTTACAGCTCACTATGAAGCTCAAACAGCCTAACCCTTTAAACTACTTTGGGGTACGCAGCACTCAATATTTGCCTAGGCATTTTGAAGTTGTTAGCGTACCCATTTCTTACAATATGGAAAGTAGTATTGAAAAGTGGATATTCGAAAACTTAAAAAATAGATACCATGTGTCACGAGAAAAACATCGTGGCCTTGGACAAAGTAATATTAAAGTAGGTTTTGAAGATCCAAAAGAAGCAAGTTATTTCATGTTGGCATGTCCACATTTGAAGTACAAATAAATAAAGTACGCATATATATTAATATAGGAGATTATAAATTATGAGCGACGAAAACAAAACAGAAGCACAACAACCTGCTACTGAACAAGCACCTGCTCCAGATCTTACTGTACAAGATCTAACAGCAATGAAGTCAATTATTGATGTTGCATCAACTCGTGGCGCTTTTAAGCCTAACGAAATGACTACTGTTGGCACGGTGTATAGTAAACTAGAAGCATTCTTAAACGCTGTACAAGCACAACAAGAAGCACAAGCGGAAGCACAAGAGGCTCCAGCAGGAGAATAATATGAAACATATTGGAAGACAAATAAATCCAAAAAGACGTTGCGTTGTAGCGTACAGAGTTGTACCTAAAGAAGCAGACCAGTGTTTGGTTGTATTCACTGACAGTCTTGAATCAGACGCACACGACTCATTAATGCAATTAGTTGAATCTAATGCAGGACAAACAGCATATGAACTTGCAGAAGCAATGGACAGAGCTGTATTACCAGATGGTAGAAATATGCTTAGAGCATTTGCCGCTACTGGTAAGTTTGCAAAGATGCCAACTAATACAATTGAAATGACTCCAGACATGCAAAACACTGTTGTATTGTCAGAACTAAATGATGCTATTGCAACACAAAAAGGTGTTACAGTAGAAGACTTAGCTCTACAACCTCAGTCAAGTAATAATGCTAAAACGTCTGAAGAAACTCAACCTGTGATTGCAGAAGCACCAGTTGCTCCAACATCTAACGATGTTTTAAGCGATGAAGACTTAGCAGCACAATACCGTTCTCAAGCAGATTCTTTATTTAAAGAAGCAAAGCGTTTAAGAGAACAGGCGGAAGATCTAGTACCTACTAAGAAAAGTAGTAAGAAGTCCGCCCAAAGTGCCTAAGAAAAAGAATAAGCTCAGCAAACAAGTTATTGACAAATGGCCTGAAGTACTCGGTAATATCGACATAAAAGTTGTTCCTACTGAATACATTAAGGCCGTTGAAGTTACATTTACCGACGGCAAAATATGGGTTATAGAAAACGATCCTAAAATGCCAATGGGTGAAAACTCCGAAGCGTTCGAACAAAGCATGGAAGATCTTATGCAAGAATACGAAGATGTATTGCAAAGTGTTAACTTTGTAGTGGATATAGAGCGTGTAAAAAAGGATATTACCAAGCGAACAAAGATATTTATGAAGAAAAGAAAATAACTCTTTTATGATAAATATATATAAGAACTAAAATATTAGGAGTTATTACAAATGGCATTGCGATTAAGAAGAGGCACAGATGCACAAAGACAAACACTCGATGGTGTTTCTTTGCCGGTGCCAGCCGAAGGCGAATTAATATATACAACAGATACTAAAAAACTTTTTGTAGGCGATGGGTCTACTGCAGGTGGTATTGCTGTTGACGTTGCTAACTCCTCTTTAAGCGTAGACGATTTAAACGATGTAGATATTACAACTACACCACCTACAGGCGGACAAGGTTTAGTATGGAATGCTGGCAACGGCGAATTTGAACCAGGCGATCCAACTGTACTATCAAACAAATCACTTAACTCATTACAAGATGTAGACTTAGCATCTAATGCTCCTGTTGTAGGACAAGTATTAAAATGGGACGGTGCATCATTTGTTCCAGCAAACGATTCATCAGGTGGATTAGTTACAGGTGCTACTTATGACATTAACATTTCAGGTGATGTATCAGGTAGTGTATATGCAGATGACTCTTCACTAGTTATTGATGGCACTGATGGTAAATTTAAAGGTGCAATTGACACTACACTAAATGCTACGTTTGATACAAGAGATGATGATTTAACATCACAAACAGGTATTACAGTAGTATCTAATGCAAACGTTGCAGGTTTAACTGTTGCTAGTAAAAATGGTACAACTGAAGGATCTGGTGCAAACTTAGGATTTTATAACCACAACGGAACATACGAAAGTCAAACAGTATTACAAACTGGTGATAACTTAGGAAGACTTGACTTTGGTGGCTTAGTAACAATTCCGGGCGGAAATGAAGTTCCGCTTGCTCCGTGTAACATTAGAGCAGAGCTTGCTCAAGCAAGTGATGGTGTAAGTACATTAGCACTTGGTAAATTAGTATTTGCTGTTCTTAATGGACCAGACGTAGCAGATGCTAAAAAAGCAACATTAGATAATGTTGGTGTATTCCAATCTCCAGTATTACAGCCAGGTGTATATGCAGACGATGCAGCACGTGATGCAGCTGTTACAGCACCAGCGGCAGGAATGATAATTTTTAATACTACAAACACTAAATTCCAAGGCTACACAGGCAGTGCTTGGGTAGACTTAAACTAATCACATTACTTTAAAAACTCCTAAATGTAGGTTAAATACTACAGAAGGAGTTTTTTTATGACCAAAATAATTACAGATCCACAAAACTATACTAGAGAAGATTTAAGAAACTTAGACTGGGATATGGTAAAGTTAAATGTTACTGTAGATCCTAAACCTTTACTAGAATGGTTTGAAACTGTAAAAACTACTTCTCCCGAAAGTCTATTTTTGTTTTCTATGAAAGATTTATTCCAATCACATTTCTTAGAAAACCCTAGAATGAACGGCATCTGTGTAGGGGATGCTGGTTATTGGACTTTACAATGGCCTGTACAAAGAACAGATCCTATACCAGGACCAATGTTTTGTGATAAAGAAAAGTTTCCTGAATTAGAAGTTTCTACTTGGGAAAGTGGAATGAACAATCATTTAGATCAATATTATTTTGGTGCATATAAAAATATGGTTGAAACCTTAGGACAAGATGCATGGACTTGGGGTAGAGCTATGAATTGCGGCACTGAAGCAGGTATAGGTCCTCATCGAGATCACGACGGTGAAGATATGTCAGAGCATATGATTAGGTTACATGTTAATTTAGAAACTAATAAGGATTCATCATGGCATTTCTTTTCACAGTTAGGGGAAACACCTGCTGACACTTGGCAATACGAACGTGCAAGTTATAATCCTAAGCCCGGTGAAGTTTATCTAGTTAATGTTAGCAATGTACATGCTCCTGTAAACCACGGCGATGATGAATGGATATTGTTACACTCTGATCCATCAAATGATGCTGTAGATAGATTATTAAAAAGCAAAACTCATATTACATACAATGACTAATATTAAAACAAGATTGAATACTTGTATTCCTTACAAAAAGACTGACTGGCCGTATCAACACGACAGTATGATTCCTAATACAAGTTCTAATTACTACGGACCTGATAACGAAAGACTACACGAGCGTAACAAAAAATATCAAGATAATAGTTGGATATACAATAGCAAAGAGATTAATTACAACTTTAACAGTTTAGGATTACGTATGTCTAATGAAGTGGATTTAACTAAAGACTTAATTTATTTTAGTGGCACAAGTTATACTTTAGGTATTGGTGTAGACGAGAAAGATAGGTACACTGATATATTGTCTAAAGAACTAGACACACCTATGCTAAGTTATGCTGGTCCTACATACAGCACTAAACTACAAGTTATATCATTTTTTAATTATGTAAACTTACACGGTGCTCCAAAAAGTGCATGTTTTGAATTTCCGCCTGCACACGGATATACATTTCTTACAAATAATTTTGCTCTTACATTTACTGGCGGTCATAGGCCTAAATGCAATTATGTAGAACCTTATGAATTACTAGAACGCACTGACTTCTTACAAAACGAAGCAGAAATATACGTAAACATGTTAGAAGTATTTTGTAAAACTAACAACATACCATTAACAATGTTTAGTTATTTTCCTACTACTTTGCCTATTATACGTATTGATATTGATCTATTAGGTATTGACGATAACAATAAAAAATTTGCTAGAGATATTTGTAAACAAAACGGTACTATATCAGGCCATCCAGGTATAGGTGTACATAAACATACAGCAGATATATTAAAGGATAGACTACTATGAGTATAACACTTTACACATCAGGTAGTACAGATGAACCTAAACAAATAACACACTCTTGGGAATACATTAATGAATGTGCTAGACGTAGTGCTAAAGAAATACAACTAACCAGCAAGGATGTTGTATTAGATGTGTTTCCTGCTAATACTATTGCACATTGGACTATAACAGCGTATCCTAGCGTTTTAAGCGGCGCACAGTACGTTTGTAGCAACTTTACACCATATACGTACATACAAGCATTTAAACGCTTACAACCGTCTTATATTGCGCTTATACCGCGTCATTTAGAGCTTTTACAAAGTACAAAAGGCTTTAAAGACTTAGATATGAGTTGTGTACGTTACATGGTAACAGGTAGTAATAAAATAGATCAAGACTTTATAAATGCATTTAAAAATAGAGGTGTACAGTGTGTAGCAAACTGGTATGGCATGACTGAGTTTCCTCCGCCTATTCTTATAGGTTATGATAGTCCTAGTTTTGATTTGCATAATCGACCAACAGATGATCATATAATGTTTCACCCTGTAACAGCAACATCTTCTTTAGGTGAAGCAATAATAAATGGTAGAGCTACAGGTGATATTTTTGATACAAGCACAATGACATTCTCACATAGAAGAAAAGAAGCAAATGGAAAAACTTGGAAGACTGACGTTTAGAACATTATCTAAAACTGACAGAGGTGCTGTTGAGATATTCTGTAATTCTCAGTCTTATAGTAACAATACTTCTTTAGAAAAAATGAAATGGGACTGGTGTCCGTTTTGGTGTGCAGCATTTGACCAAGACCGTATTGTAAGTATTGCTGGTGCTCACAAACTTCCTGAAGTTAGTCCTGATGCTTATAGACTATTATTTAGAGGCGCACAATTACCAGGCTATACGTTAGGCACTGGTAGAAATATATTTAAAACTGGAATACAGTTAAGTTATCTATTGCCTATACAGATTGATTGGGCAACTAAAAATCCTAACGCAGAACTTTATATTAGTACTAACATTAACAACGACGGCGGCAAAAGCCAACGTATAAACAATACTATTATGCCAATGCTTGCTAAAACAGGAATTTGGACTTTAGATCGTAGGATGGAGTTATACAATGTTCCGCAGAACTTGTGGCGTATTAATGTTTCAAAGTATATGGAAGAGCGTAACCGTTCGCTAAACACCTAAAACTATATTCGTCAAAAATAGTAAACGGTTTCTTTTTAATTTCAATTTCTTTTACTTCATTTTGCCAGTATGGTGTATTCTTACTTGTTGCTTCATAATGCAATGCAAGAAAATCTTCAATATGTTTTACAATCTTAACATATTGTCTATTGTAAACTTTTTGTTTACCATATAGTTTAACTAGCATTTCAATCTGATATTGTATTAGCCAAATTGCTTGTGCTTCTAAAGGCTCAATAAATCCAGCACTCAGCCCTATGTTTAGTATGTTATCTTGATACGGTGTTGGGCAATATTTACTTTCCCAGTGTAATACTCGCATTTTATCTAGTTCAAGATTATAAGGACATGTTTCGATAAACTCGCGTTTAGCATCGTCAACTGTTTGATGTTCTGTACTAAACACATAACCATTACCAATACGATTTTGTAAATAAATATTCCACATCCACCCGTTACTCATAGCAGTTGTTTCTGTGTAGTATTTTAACTCTTTATCATAACTAGGTGCTACTACAGCACAATTATTTTTAAGACGTGTACTAACCATTTCTCTTTGAGGAAATAATTTATTAAATCCTGTACAATTAATAATCAAGTCTGCTTGTAAATCATTAATATTATCTAATGTACGTGTTTCTAATTTAACACCATTTGGCAATGCTACTTTATCACGCAACATAATACCAAATTTATTTGCATCTATATGATATGCATGACGCCATTTTTTATTTGGCAACTCGTAATTTTCCATCCAACGCATTTGTTCGTCGTGTTCTGTTTCATCAAAACAAAAATGATGGAACCAACTTTCGCCGTGCCAGTTTTTATGTTTAATTGTATACTTACGAACCGCATTGCAATTATCAAATAAGTCTTGCTCAGTTAATCCGCAATCATGTATAAAGTCATACATACTAGGCAGTGTACTTTCACCTACACCTATTATAGGTATATCTTGACTTTGGATAACTGTAATATCCCAGTCAGTCTTTTTAGAAAGGTATGAGGCTGTCATCCAACCTGCTGTTCCGCCGCCTACAATAATTATATTCATACGTTTATTTGTGTCCTTAAAAAAATATTTATTTTTCCTATGGGAATTTTAAAATGTAAATGGATTCTATCTGTAGAGCCTTTGTTAATTGTAGTGTGTATGCGTTTTGTATTTACAATGTAAACATTATTAGGTTCTAATACATACGGGTGTTCGTTAATAATAAAATGCGAATCGTTATTAGCATACAACGGAATATGTACTCTTACATGTTCATCTTTATCTGCATGCGGGGGTATTCCTGAATTTTGAGGATGTCCAGTAATTACTAATTCTTCTATATAAGGAATTTGATCATATAGTTTTTTAGCAAACCCTTTGAGCATCTTAGTAGGTTTTATAATAGGATCAAATGCTTTTTTGTCTTTACGCATACCCGGAGGTAATGGACGTTCGTCTACGTTTTCACAATTAGTTAATATTGCGTAACCATATAATCCTTCAAGATTAGTTCCTGAAACTTCAGGCATTGTCCATTTCAAGTAGTCAAAATTATCTACAAGGTCATTATAGTATTCTTTAAGTTCATCAAAATTAAATTTTACATTTTCTATTTTTTTACAATCAAAGTTTATTTGGGCTGGATCTAATATCCAATCTGTGTTTAGTAGTTCATCTACATTGTCGATAGGTATTTTAAATATTAAATGTATTCTGTCTGTATCGCCTTGGTTAATTGTTCCATGTTGATTAGTAGTATTAATAAGATATGATTTACCCTCTTGAAAATTATACTTTGAATCGCCAAATACAAAATAACTTTGATCATTTGTCTGTATAGGTATATGTACTTTTACAAACTCAGTATTATCTATATGTTGTTGTATAACTGTATTAGGTGGATGGGCACTTATAACTGTTTGCCTAACATCGGGTATTGCATCTACAATATACTTGCCAAAACCAAATACAAGCTCTGTAGGGTTATCAAACGTGCCTAATACTTCAGTATCATGTTTAATGTCATACGGTGGACAAGGCTTTGTAGCATCCTTTAAATTACTTTGTATAGCCCAACTGTATACATCATTTACTTTGTGATCTAATGTATTTGTACTATCTGGTTGCCACTTTAAATTGTCATACTGAGATACTTTAGCATAATAGTCTTTTAGTTCTTGCAACGAAAATTTAAAGTTAGGTAATTCTTTAATATCAAAATCAAACATCATGATACCTTTCTAATAGACTATAAACATGTTTGTTATGACCACTGTCATCTATTGTTTCGTTATTATAATGCTTTTTAACGTAGTTGGCAACAGCAACACTTCTTGATTGTCCTTTTGCACAATATACATGTAGTGTTGCATTTTTAGGAATCTTGCGTACAAAATATATAATTTGTTTTGCTTGTTTATCGCTACATGCTGTAGCATGTATTATTCGTTGTGTGTTATTGTACCACTTGATTGCTTTTAAACCTGTCTTTTCAACATCCTCAAATTTTAAATTTAAAACATTATCTGCATCTGCCATAACAGGCTCAGAATGTATCCAATTACCATTACTGTGTATACCAATAAGATATTCGTTGTTAGGTATAGGGTGCATATCTTTCATTGCATATGTTTTTACATTAACCATGCTTTTACGTCCTCAGTCCACACTTTACCATAAAGGTGTACTCTGTCTGTTGTGCCTTTGTTTTCAACACTATGAGGAAGTGTTGTGTTTACAAGATATGCCCAACCTGGTTCCATATGATATTCTTTACCGTTTATAATCCAATTACTATCTTTGTTAGTGTGTATAGGAATATGTACTCTAATTTTATCAGGACTATCTTGATGTGTGATTAATTTAGTTCCAGTTACATGCTCAGTTACTAACCATTTTTTACTACGAAAAGGTAGACTTTTTACAACGTCTAATCCGTATCCTGTAAAACATTTTCTAGGATTCAATTCATCGTTGTCATTGTCTCTATACTCTGGCTTTGCACATCCTTGCTCAAAAGGTTTAGGACCTTCTTCGTCACTATTCCAGCATAACGTATAGTAACCAGTTTCGTCAGGTATAATATGTCCAGTCTCTCCGGTAGGGTCACTAATTGGAAACTGCCACACATGATGATTTTCTCCTACAACAAATTTCCAATCTTTGTAATTTCCTTGTAGATCATTATACCAGTCCTGTAACTTTTTTACATCAACACAAAATATACGTTTAACGTCAAAACCTAAATCAACTGTTTGATGTTCTTCTATATATCGTTTCATTTCCAATTTACTAAATCCATAAATTTATTATTATGTATATCAGCAATTACATTTGCCCTTGATGTAGGACTAAAGTTTGTAGTAGAGTGCGTAACTCTAGAATTTATAATGTAAATATTTCCTGGTTCAAAATTATATTCTCTGTTCCATTTTTCTCCCCAGTAAAATTTGCTATTATCATATGTCATAGGAATGTGTAGTCTAGCACAGTATCCATCTGTGTGCGGATGAAGTATGTGTTCAGGCAGGTGTTGTGTAATACGCGGATTGTAAATATAGTTGCCTACTTCTTCTACTATAGATTTCCATTCTCCAAAATTATATTGACTAAGATATATATTATCTTTATAATCAAAATCCTTTATAACATTACCGTTATTGTCAAAGTAACTTTTTAATTCTGTAAAAAAGTCTATGTCAGCAGCCCAAGGAGGCGGAAGTGGTACATCTCTGTGAGCTGGCCAAGTTAATGTCCACGAATTAATTAATGCTTCGTAGGTTTTGTTACGTTCCCATTCATAATCATTTGTATCAGTAGTAAATTTATTATTAACAGATTCTTTTATGTACTCAGAGCATGTTTGAAAATTAAATTTTAAGTAGTCTAAATTAGATATAACAATATTATACCAATGTTGTAAATTTTCAACATCTATTTTTTTATCTAATATTATAATGTCCCATTCTAAACTTTCTAAAACTGACAAGTCAACTTGAGAAGGTTGCAGAACTTTATCCATTTGTTATACCTATTACATTTAAGATATGGCCTTCAGTTACTCTTGTAATAATATGAGATCTATAGTCGTCACTATCGTTAGTAGTTCCGTGCCAATCGCCAGTGTTAAGAATATATGCTTTACCTTCTTTCATATGATAAGAGCGTTCTTTGTTTTCACCAAAATGGAAATAACTGTTTTTGTTGCTTTCTATAGGAATATGTAATTTAAGTACTTTACTATCTATGTGTTGACGTATGTACATACCTGGATGATGTCTAGTAACGATTGCTTGTCTAAAAGCATCTGACCCTAATTCTTCTACTAACTGTTTAAAATAACCAAAGTGTAATTTAGGCATAATTTTTGCATCGTTAATAAAGTTATCGTAATCTACTTCAGGATACATTTCAGCATTACATTGTGCTGGAGGCGGTAGTGCTTCATAACGTTCTATAGGCCATGCTAGGGTTACACCATCAATTGGTCCGCAATAGTAACCGCAAAACCCTTGCTCTACCATTTCTTTACTTTTTTCTAAGTTAAGTTTTTCAGACATCTTGTTAAAGTTAAACAACATGTGATCAAAGTTTTCTTTAACGTCAGTCCACCATGCTTTTAGACTTTCAACATCTACATTATAGTTAAGTTCAATTATATCCCAATCGTTATTGTTATATAAGAAATCGTAAGTTAAGCCGTGATTAATAGGATCGTAGTCTTTAATTATTCTCAAATCTTGGATGTGTTGTGTGTTTTCCATTTCTTAACCTTTCTCTCATATCCATTGCGACATAGTCGTGCCCATATAGCACTAAGTCTTCTGGAATCATTTCTTCAAATTTAAACCAATGCTGTTCAAGTTGTTCTGGTTCTACATTCCATTGGAGCATTTCGCTTGACCAAATATTTGTAGTCCACAGTACTTTTGTTCCTTGTGCAGTATTTATTAGTTCAAATAATTGGTTAGGTTGTGTTACTAAGTCTACTACATTAAAAGTATGTTTTAGTTGTCTGTATCTATCCCATAACTCTTTAAACGCTTCTCTGCCTCCATGTTCCTTAACTTCTTGTTCCCAAAACTTTTTGTAATTTCCTCTATAGGTACTACTAAAGTTATATTTAAGATCATGTTCTAATAACCATTTGTCTAAATCATATCCATCCCAAGTTTCTAGCAAGTGTTTTTTATAATTTAAACTTGCTTCACACCAATCAAAATAATTTACTGTAGTATCTTTATGAAAGCCGTTTGTGTTTAATATAGCAAGTGGCTTAAAGCCGGCGGCGGCACTAAACAAATGATCAATTAATTTACCATCTGTTCTTACTCCCTCACCTGAAAGTGTTTCTGTATTAAATGCGTATACTCTATCTTTTTCTATAAATTCTTGATATCCAAGTTTGCGTATCCAAGCCGCTTGACTTTGATTTAAGCCTTCGTCTTGATCTTTATTAAGCCATGCATTTGCAAGTTGCTGGGTATTCTCATATGGATATAAAAATACTTTACAATCACGCATATCATTTGTTAAATTATCTATAGTTATGCCTGCACGTATAGCAATGTCTATCCAGTTACTTCCGTCTGCTGTAATCTCAACATATTTTTCTTGTGCATTGTCTGCAGGACCTATCCACTTAGGAGTATAATGGCTATGTACTGTATCTTCACTAAGTTTGTAATTTTGTAGTAAAGGTTTTCTATCCCTAAATACACCCATTTCGTCAAACTTAGGTTTGCCAAGTTCTACCCATTTTTGTAAATTAACAAATAGGTATTGTCTATGCAATCCAGGATACGAACCTTGCATTCCTGTTTGTGCTTCTTTGTCCATTATATGACCTATTGCAAAGAAGTCTTTATTGTTATCATAGTAATTTAAACTTTGAGTTATTAAACTAGGTCCTCTAAATAAAAACAATCCTTGACATGCAATCATTGCAAACTCTTTATTCTTTTGAAGACTTTGTTCTAATATTTCTTCAACAGTTTTATGAAATCCTACATAACTACACATGCCCATTTTAATCATACGATTAATATAAAAATAAGTCATATCAAAACATCGTTTTTGTAGCCATGCATTATCTATATCACGATTAATATTAAGTATGCCGATGCCTACTCTGTTATCAATTTTTAGATCTTCGTAATAGCGATCAATAGTAATACTATTCCAGTCTTTCATTTTACCCTCTGTTAGTATAGTAACTTGCTCTTAAGACATAGAAAAAATCTCTAATACGTCTACCAAGTTCGTAATGTATAATCATATGTATTCTTGGCTGATCACTGTTATTATATACAGCATGAACATTAGATATATCCATTAAGTATGCACTACCATTATCATCAAACGGAACTCTGCCGTGATCTTTAAAAACAAATCTACAACCTTCAGGATTGTTTAAACTTATATTACAAACACTCAAACGTTTTTCTTCATCTGATCTATCTTGATGTGGAAGAATATATCCACCTGGTTCAAGTAACATAAACCTTACACGATTTAAAAACTCCGCGGGCCATACATCTGTTAAAAACTTTTTAGTAACAGGACATTCATCTGCTACCCAAGTCCAATCTAACTGTTTAATTGATTCTTGTCTATCGCCATAACTATTCAATGTTTGGGTATCTTCATTCAGTCCATGTAGTGTTAGGCTTTTCCAGCCTTTTCCATATGTAGTTTCTCTATGTAAATGAAACTTATCTGCAAGTGCTTCAGCTTCTTTGTGCATTTCTTTCCACGGTTGATTGTCTAATGCACTTAATTTAAAACACGGCCAACCGCTTTCCATTACAACCCATTTAGGATCGAATTGTTCTGGATATGTTATATCTATTTGCTTGTCATTTTCTAACAAGTACTTCTCTAATTCAGCGTTCATGTTTACTTTTTTCTTTACCCTGTAGTGTTAAATATACTTATGCTAGTTTTTAAGGAGTGTGTTTAGTCGTGAGATGTAAATATCTTGATAATCAAATCAATGTAGGTACTAATGGATCATATAGATTGTGCTGTATGAGCTTAGAACCTGAGGGCGAATACAATATCAAAACACACACACCGCAAGAATGGCACGACAGTGATTTCCATAGAGGTATTAGAGAGCAAATGGCAAGCGGTGAATGGCCTGATGCTTGTAGGCGTTGCAAAGAAATGGAAGAACACGGCCTACAAAGTCAACGTCAAAAAGAAAGAAGATACGGTCCAGGACTCAGTCATTTAGATTTACGTTTAGGCAATAGTTGTAATTTAAAATGTATTAGTTGTTGGCACATGAGTTCTAGTTCAATAGCAGAAGAAGCAGTTGCTATGCAGAAAGCAGGTGTTACACCGCTACACGGTGTATTAGATGTTCCGCATTTTAATTGGGCAGATGACACAGCATTTGATAAATTACTTGATCTACCAATTAATGAAGTATACATGACCGGCGGTGAACCTATGATGGTAAAACACTTGCCTAGATTTTTAGAAAGATTAGACCCAGAAACAATAATACGTTTTAATACTAACTGTACAATTTGGAATCCTAAATTAGAAAAGTTACTTAGAAAATTTAATATGGTTATTATGAGTTTTAGTTTAGATGCTACTGACGATCGTATAAACTATATTAGACACGGCACTAAATGGAAAGAAGCAGAAGAAAATGCAAAACGTTGGGCTGACTTTTGTAAAGTTGATATAAGTCCTACTATTAGTACTTTGAACGCATGGTTCTATGACGACATAAAAGAATATGCAGACAAACGCAACTGGAGTATCTTTGAAAATTTACTTATGACTCCTGATTGGTTACATGTTAAAAATGCACCCGACGAATTAAAAGCACAATTTCAAGGTGTAGATAAATGGATGAATGAACCTGCTAACTTGCTAAAACAAGAAGAATTTAAATACAATATTACTAAGTTGGATAGTTGGCGTAAAATGTATATAAAGGATTACCTACCTCCGGTAGCAAAAGCATATGGACTTAATTAAAACAAATAAACAAAAAAAGAGAAGTGTTTATAAAGGTGACGGTTACTATAGAAAACTATGGCACTTTGTAGATACAATATGGCTAGACGAACACGTAAAAATGCTTAAAAATATTGTTCCTGATTATGTTGTATACCATGGACACAACGACGAGTGCATGTGGTTAGATACAAAAGAGATAGAAGGAGTTCCAGCAAGTACACTAGAACACACACCAGAATTTATAGAAAAAGTGTATAAATTTTGTTTAGACAATATTGAGCAAACTTTACCATATGTGCATGGCGATTGGGTGTTAAGTAATATAATTGTTAACGGTGATGACATGTACATGATTGATTGGGATAATTGTAATGTATATCCTAAACATATGGTTATAGAGAAAATGCAGAAAGATTTACGTAGTGCATTTGGAGATAAATTTGACCCCTCAAAGTTTTAGTTATCCTACAGTATATAAAAATAAAATATACATTCCCCCTTACGGATTAGACAGTGTTGTAGACTACATGCTAGTGTTTGACACTGATACAGATTCATTTGAAAAAATACAGTTACAAGTAGACGACAGTTTTGAAAAATGGCAACGTGGAGTAGTTGTTGGAGATAAAATATTCTTTTTACCATATAACGAAAGTAACATACTAGTTGTAGATACAAAGACAAATGACATTAAGTACCTTGATACATTTGACGACAAAGGTAAATGGTTATGTCCGCATGTATACGGTAACAGTATATTTGCGTTACCCTATGGTGAACATAATGATTTTAGTTGGGCAATATCTATTGACACAGAAACATATACTAGATCATATGTAAATATTAAATCAGCAAGTGATGCAAAGAAATGGCATACTACGCAGCTACTAGGTAATAAAATTATAGGCGTTCCACGTGGCGAAAACTTAGATAATTATTTTTCAGAATGTATCGAGTTTGACTGTGATTCATTAACATACAAACTTACTGACCTAAGCAACCATTGGCAAGACTATGATAGTGAGCCAATGACAAATAAAAAATTTACTACCCTTGCTAATAGTAATGGAACATTGTATGCTCCGCCATACAGTGAAAATCCAAACTTCGATATTATGTTAAAATACAACGGTGCTTGGGGAAGTATACGAACAGGGATAAAAGGCACTAGTAGAAAATATTATTCGCACACTGTAGCAACCAACGGTAACATTTATTTTCCGCCGGCAGGGCATGACGAAGACTGGAGTGAAATGTTAGTTATACTTGCTAACGGAGAACACTATACAAAAGACCTTGGCATTGGCAAAGAAAGTAAAAAATATTTTGCTGGATTAGAAAACAGCCAACGTAAAATATATTATATACCTAGAGGCGGCTGTGTTTGTGAACCTGTTGACACTTGGAAGAGTCAAGGAGACTTAGCAGAAGTATTAGTTATAGATACAGAAACAAATGAAACATACACTATTGATGTAAGTGAACATTTTACAGACAACACTACTATTGAAAAATACAACCAATGTGTAATTATTAACGATATCATATATGCATTTCCATACGGCGAAAGTGATTCGTTTCAAACTGTACTAGTATTCGATACAATTAAGGAACAAGTTATAAAAACTTTTGATTTAAATGATGTATAAAGCATTTGAAGATTTTTACAAAGAAGAAAGTATAAAGCACCTATTACTCCTTGACTGGAATAATACTTTAACAAGCCCACCATTTGCTACAGAACAATGTAAAAATTATGCAGATGTTTGGCGTTTTAATAAAGACACTATAACATTAGATCTGCCGCCTGCTACTAGCAAAACTAATGCTCCTATTGTATTAGATAACGACTTATGGCTTATACCATACGGTATATACGACGAACTCAATGTTGTGGTACAAATTAAAGACAATGATGTAGTATATCACAAATTACCATTTGCAGGCAAAGGACAATTTTACAGCATTGCATCAAACGGTACGTCTGCTTTTAGTTTTCCTTTAGGTTACGAAGGTACTAACTACGGATTGTATATTAACAACGGCAAAGTTACAGAACATAAACTACCCTACAAAGGTAAAAAGTTACACATGGGAACTGTGTACTGTAATGGAAAATACTGGAGCATGCCAAGAGGCGATGAACCTGGTTACAACAAACTGTTGAGCTTTGACGGCGAAGGCTTTGAAAGTTTTGAGCTAGATGTAAACAGTAACATTACTAGAAAGTTTAGTGATATAATAGTCAAAGATAATATACTGTATAGTTTGCCATTTGGCGAAACACCTGGTATGAACGAAATAGTAGAATTTGATACAACTACTAACAAAGCAACATATTATAACATGAGACTACCTCATGACTTTGCTAAAAAATACAATAGTGGCGTATTAGTTAATAATAAAATAATTGCACTACCGTATGGAGACGAATATACTCAAGACAGTAATTGGGGCATAATATTTGATACCGATACAAAAGAAAGCAAAACTTTTGGTATTGGTCTTAACTTTGGTGGCAAATATAGATATCGTTGCGGTGTAGCACTAAACAACAAAGCAATATTTTTTCCATCAGGTACACCTAGTTGTCCTATAATGAGTGTTGACGAAAATGGAAATACTAACACTTTGTATCTTACAGATTACCTGTTAGGTAGACCACATGTAAAGAATAATTTAATATGTTGTATGGCATACAGAAAGGCTGACAGTCAACACTTTGTATTAACATTTGATAGTGAATTAAAGTTGTTGAACAGCAATCAACTCTTTACGTAAATAGATATCACTTAAACAATAACATTTTTCTTTACCGCACGTAATTGTTTTATCAGGCAAATTATATTTTTCTAAATTACCTATCTTGCCACCTTGCTGGCATTCAGCACGGTATATGTCGCCCCACATGTCAATACTAATCATATCCAAACCTGCCCAACAGTTCCAACCTTTGTGTGCGTTAAGCTCGTTGACTATTAAGTCATTTGCATTAATGTCCTTGCCATCTAATAGTAAGCCGCCTCTGTGTAATTTTGTGTCATCTAGGTTACGTGTATAAGGCCAATTGGTTATAATATTTTGTTGTGACATTGAATATGCACTTACTTCGTTAGTAGGGTAGCCTTCAATTTCTTGTTTGTCTAAAATAACTTTTGGCCATATCATTACATTGTCACTACAATTAAACAAGCGTTCTGCAATGTCTAATAGCTCGTCAAAATTATCAGGTAACATCATAAGATTGACAGCAACAGGACAAGTCATTACTTTTATAACTTCTATTATATGATCAATGTCAGCAAACTCAGGGTGATAACTTATAATCATTCCGTCAGTATGTTCTGTTATCTCTGCGAAGTATTCTACTTTTTGGCTTGCATTAGTTAGAAAACTAAAATACTGTCCTTGCTGTTTTACAAGTTTAGCCATGTCAATAAAATGTTTCCAGTAGGTAGGTTCACCGCCTGAAATCCTATAGCAAATTTGTTTGCCATTAGCGTTAAAGTTTTCTACAAAGTTTTTAACAGTGTCCCACTTTTTATGCCCTGTACTTCCATCATGTAGTCTACTTGGACAATAGGAACATCGGTAATTGCATTTGTTAGACAGTGTCCAACTAACTAAAAACCAATCTGCCTTTGCAGGATCTTTGTAAGAGAGTTTCATTCTGCCATTGTGTTATCTAGAACTAGTTGTTGTGTACGTTCATTTAATTTTACTGTTAAAATTAACGAATACAAGTTATCACTAAAACTAAACACACTGTGATCTAGTTGGAAGTTTGTAAAATAAACAAACCCAGGTTCTGGATATAATGGTTTACCATCTATCATCTGTACATAATTTTCAGGACTACAACGTCCAAACACTACTAGCAATCTAAAGTATTCTGGACTTACACCATGGAAATCTCTATGTGGAGGGAAGAAGCCTCCTTGGTCTACTTTTACAATATGTACACGACCAATATCAGGTGCAAACACATCTACCAATCTTTTAATTTCTGGAATACTATTATACACTTCTGTTGGTGTATTAAAATTTTCTTCCTTCATTTCTATATCATGGTATTTCTGCATATGACCAAAACTATTCAAATGATAATTGTCCATTACATCGCCAGTGTGACTTGTTATTGGTAGTCCCCAACGATTATTGTGAGTGTCTTTCTTAGCATTGTATGGACACCAGTTGTCCTTAAACTGTTCTAGTTGTTGCTCAACTTGGTGATGGTCAATATGCCATTTTAGTTTTACTTGGTTACCTAAGTTGACTAAACTTTGCCAACGTAGTCCTCTTTCAATTTCTTCAGGTGTCATATATTTCTCAATTCTTTAAACGTATTTCTAAAGTTTAATTCTCTTGTTTTATCGCATATTTCTAAGTATTGTACAGCCGCTGGAAGTTTATGTGACCAATCTTCTGAATTCATATAATCAACTAATCCTAACCAACGCATTTTGCCATAAGCACTGTTTATGAATTCGTGTGTGTTAATACTATTAGCAAACTTACTTATCGTATCTGCGGCTTGGTCTTTTAAGTCTTGAGGTAGTACTCGTACATTTAAGTACGACGGTAAGTACACTAAATGCAACCCTATAATGCCTCCGCCATAAGGCGCACGGTTTATTTTTTTAAAGTTTTGATCTAACTTCCATTGTGCAAGTTCTGCTAAACTATGTACGTTGAGAAGTTGTACAGCACAGGCAAGATTAACAGTAATATGGTCTGAAGTGTTATCAAGTAAATGCATATTACTTACAATGCTATCCCATTTACTAGGATGTCTTATGTAATCATTCTTTTCGCCAACACTATCAATACTAAAATTAAATTTTACTTCTTTGAAGTATTCCCACATATCTAGCAACCTTTGCGATATGTCTGTAGCATTACTATTGTATCTAAGTATACAATCTTTTGCATACCCTTCGTCTATCATAAATTGTAGTATTGCATAATGTTCTGGTATGAGTAACGGCTCGCCGCCAGCAAAGTATAATTCTTTTATATGGTGTGCTTGATTTTTTACAGAGTCTAAGAAACTACTTTTCTTATACCATACATAATCAAAACTAGGATCCCAGCCTTGATCTTGTTTTAAATCTATAAGTTCGTATTTCGGATATTGTAATTTCCAATCTTTGACCCACTTTGAACTATCATGCGGACTACACATAATGCATTTTAAATTACATAGGTTACCTAATCTTAAATCAAAGTAAGGTATGTTTACAGGCAACGTGCCGTCTTCTTGTGTTTGATCAACAATTTCTTGTACATCAATCCTTTCATTCCACACTTCAGTTTCCCAATTCCTTTTGCTTTTTATACCCTTTTCTTCTTCTTCAAAACATTTTCTGCAACTTGAAGGGATTTCATCATTAAGCATTTGCAATCTAGTATTACGCATTTGCTCACTATTCCAAACTTCCTCGATAGTGTGATCACGTAGATTCATGTTAATACCATCTTGTTTAACAAGTCCTACTTCCTTGTCGTCGGTCTTGCCTGCGCCACTAGCGTTTGCTGTACAACAAACTCTAACATCGCCATTTGGTCTAGTTGCTAAATGTATCCACGGTAACGGGCAAAACGTTTTACGCATTAAATTTATGTCCTATAATCATATATCTTGTATACTTAGGTGTTTTAAATTCTCCAACATATGCAACATATATTTTTGATTGCTGTACAAAATCTTCCATACTACTTGCACATCTTATGTGTTCATCAAGGTCAACATAGTTATTACTTTGTAGAACTACTTTAGTACCTGGCTGAATATTGCTTAACCATTTATCATATTGCTCTTGTGTTAAATGCTCGCAACTAGTGTTAATAGCAACATCTGCATCTGTAGTGTACTCGCACATATCTGCTGTTGTAGCAAAAAATCTTCCGTCCATATGATAACGCATGTTAATAGTTTCTGCAATAGGCTTGCAACTAGGATCAATATCTATACTTTCAATTTCTGGTATGCACAAGTCACTGTTGAACAATAAACTTGCAAGTACTCCATTCCAGCCTCCGTATACAGCAATACTACCTTGAACTTTGTATTCTTGCATTTGTTCTATTAACCAGAGTTTGCTATGTACTTGACCTTTCCAAAAACTTTCTAAGGTACGATATCGATTTTCGCTGTTACGAATTGCGTCCATCCAAAATAGTACGTCTTCAATATCAACTTTCAAACTGAGCTCCTAGTTTATCAAACTTGCCACATTGTTTTTGGCATTCTTTTAAACATCCGTTTGACCATGTGCTTTCTATACTACTAAAAAAGTTACTGTCAAATATTTCTTGTAATGTATGTTTATTTAAATTAGGAAAATTTCCTATTTTATCCATGTAATCAATTCTACTTTCGCTAACTGGTGGTAGCCATTCTAAGTCTAGCCAACAGCAAGGTGCTATGTTACCATTAGCACCAACATATATAGAATTAGATTCTTGTGCTTTACAAGTTATTGTTGGGTTTATTTCTTGTTTTGCTTCTTCTACTATTTTTATAAAACTTTCACTTGTTTCTGTTGGATACAAAATATCAATTGTTTTTCCATTATCATCTAAAACATTAAATTGACCATTTTTAAATCTACTAGAATTCTTATATTTAAAATCACTAAAACCTAGTTCGCTCGCAAGTTGTCTACAATCTTCTACTTGATGCTTATTATGACGGAACACTAACATATCCCATCTAGCATTGCCGCCTGCCTTTATAAATGTTCTTGCATTTACTAGTATAGTGTGAAAGTCTGTGTTTATTCTATAACGAGAATGTGTATCTGCTAAACCGTCTATTCCAAATACTACAGTTACACCAACACTAGCAAGTTCTTGCCACCATGCACTATTCCTTGCACTACCGTTTGTATGCATTTGCAAAATGATGTTAGGGTTTACTTCGCGTAAGTATTTGTATATGTCAAGTGTCTCTGTGTTAATAATAGGATCACCTAAGTTGCCACACATATTAACTTTGTCAAGTTGTTGTATAAAACTAACCGGAAACCATTCTTTAAATGTTTCTAAGTTTATATCGTCTAGTGTTACAAACGGCATCATAGGACCGCCTTGCATACGTCTTGGGCACATTGGACAACGTGCTTGACATCGCGAAGTAACTTCTAAATGTATGTCTCTTATTTGATCTAACCTATACATCACGCCAACCCTTGTTAAGTTCTTTTACTTGCTCAAATATATTTGTATTCATGTCTAAATTATTCATAGTAGATATTAAAAAGTCTAAGTCCTTTGGCAAACACTTGCCAGCGAATCCTTGTTTACCGTCAAGTCCTGGAACGTCTAAATATGACTGTTTTGGTTGTACAGCAAGAAACATATCTTTTACATTGTTGTAATCTGCATCAACATTGTTTGCTATATCGTAGAATATATTTGCAAACGCTATACGCATTACCGCAAGATTGTTGGAAAACATTTTTACAAGCTCTGCTTCTAATGTAGAACATTCTACTATGTCCTCGTCATATTTAAGCCATGTTGGAATATTACTATCACATCCTACAACTAAAGGACGATTAAGGCAGTCTGTTTTCCAATGCCTTTCACGTAAAAACTCTGGCATGTATATTACACATGATTTGTTTATTCTTTTACATGTACCAAGTGGCAATGTACTACGTATTATAACTGTGTCTGCTTTGAGCTGTTGTACTTCACTAATTAAAACATCAATATCACTATCTGTTTCAGTGGGTAAACATACAAACACTGTTTCGGCACTATCTAATATACTTCTATCTGTACCTAAATCAATGTCATGGATAGTTGTATCATCAGGTAAATCTAATCCTAATTTAGTTGCTTTGCCAACAAACCCATACCCTAGTATACCAAACATCATATCTTCCTCTTGGGTATTTTGCTATCTGCACTACTTACACAAGTGTTAGTAACACACTTAGATGGTGTCTTAAACAGCGTAAAACCGTCTGTAAGCGTGCCTAAGGCTTCTTGGTGGCAACTATATGCCCGCTTTACTTCATTGCTACGTATAACGCAACTTTGATACCCTGCGTTACATTCCCAACCATTAAATTTATTAAAGCCAAACGCATTAAATCTTTCTGCTTGATCTAATTCGTACTCTACTCCTTTATTATCTTTGAGTAGGACTTGTGGAACGGCTTTGCCTTTCCATGTTTGTGGGAATCCAGTTCGCATTGTTGCGATCTGGTCTTCAGTGTATCCATGTACCACGTGGGAGGCGGTAGGATCGGACTGGGGCTTGAGAGTGACGCTAATACCTCTGGCGGCAAAGCGTTCCAGCCTTTCATAAAGAACTCCGAAAATTTCTGGAACCATAACTTGATTAATCGTAACATAAACACCTCCATCTATTAGTTGCAAGCATCTATCGCCAAACTCTTGTTCGTTTGCAAATTCTGCGTGATAACTTGCGGTTATACTTCTACGTTCAAGACTTTGAGTATTTTCAATAAATCTAGCCCACCATTTTTCGCCCGGACTTAGATTTGTTGTCATGTGTATGCTTTGATACTCTGGTTCACTATCGTTAGCATAATGCTCAACTATCTTGTTAAAGTATTTATAGGCTGTAGGCTCACCTCCAGAAAAACTAAAGTGGAAATCAGTAAAACCATTTGCACGAGCTTGTGTCTTTATACTATCTATAGTGTTTAAGTACAATTCTAGATCTTGGTGGTCAGGGGTACTAGATCTTGCGTATGGCCAGCAATAACTGCATGAATAATTACAAAATCTAGCCAGTATCCAAGAAACGTTAAAAAGATGGCTCTTTAACATAGTTTTCTGGCCAAACTCTGTTATATCTTGCCATGGTATTTGTTCGTAGTTACTCATAGACGCCGTGCAACATTAAATGCTAGTGTGTATTTGTAGTCATCTTGTAAATGACTGTCACACCAATGTTTTGTTGTTCCTTTAAATAAAATTAATCTACCAGGCTTACAATCGTAAGATACTTTAGTTTCGTTATATTCTGTTTGCTCTTCAGGATGTATTTCTAAATCATAACTTGCTGTACTAAAGTTAATTTTTGCATCTTTAGGAGCATCTAAATAATACACACCTGTAACAATGGCTCCACCGTGTACATGCGGCATATGATAGTCATGCTTGCCTACTTTGTTTGCCCACATATTTGTAATACCAACACTCTCTCCAGCATAACCAAGATCTTTCATAAAGTGAAAAGCCTCTTGTAACATAGCCTGATTAAAATTATCAAATTCTCTATATTGAAATAATTGTTGGTTAGTGTGATGTGTTGTTTGTATACGTGCATCTAATGTCGTGTTAGTTACTACTTCGTTATCAATAATTTTTTTCATTGCAGGAATTTCTTCCAAACAAAAATTATCTTTAACTAAAATAGGTACACAAAAATGTTTATTGATCATTAAACTTTTCCTCTAGCCAATCAAAGTCGTTAATAAGTGCAAGGACTTCGGGCTTGTTTTTATTTTCTTTTCCAAACACAGTGCCTTGTTCAGCACCACGTTTTGCTTCTGCTCTAAATGATGCATCTGGTATAGGATGTAGCCATGCTTGCAATCTATCTTCTGTTTCATCATCAATTTGTCCAGTAATACTTTTACTTGCTAGTTTAGTACATTCTCTAAATGCACTTTTCCAAGTATTATATGCATCAGTATTAAACACTGTATAATTACTTATTTGGTCTACAACTTTAAATCTATCACTAATACTAGTAGTCATGTCAGTTGTGTTAACATCTACATTTTCTGTAAGTAGTCTTGGTAACAGTTTAACACCACCGTTACCGTACTGTAATCCATTAACAGGATTTATACTTCTCCATACATGTACAGTTGTTTCGTCCCACACAGGCACTTGGTAATCAAATTTAAAATCATCACACATATCAGCATCGCCGTCTACTACAAAAAACATTCTAGTTGATGATAACTCAGCGGCTTTTTTGTGTGCTTGATGTATTCCTTTAACATCTCTTACCCAACGTAAACTTATTCTTGGATCTTCTTGCCTAATTTTATCTTGTAATTTTTGAAAATGTTTATCAGCATTGGGCTCTTTATAACTAATGAATACGACATCATAAGGCAACGGCTCTGATACTACTCGTTCGTGTTCTTTTCTTGTTACAACATACCTACTGTTAAATTCACGTCTACCTAGTGTGTGTTTGGTAGTTGTTAGCACAACACCATTGTGATATGTTTCCTCGCCTTTAAATAAATGCTTATACACATGATGCATTTCTCTGTCAGCATCATACCTGCCATCTGTAGGATTGTAGTACAAATCAAATATTGTTTTATCAGTTACATCAACGTTATCCCAAACTAACCAAAACAAAGGACTTGTTTCTGTTAATAGTATTTTTTCATACTGTTCATACGAGCTAACAACATGCTTTGGGTATCTGTATCTACTAGCAACTACATCAACTTCTTTTCTGTTGATTAAAAATCTATGTTCTACTTCTCTTTTAGACAAAGGCTTGTTAACAGATGCAAGTACAACACCACCGTGATAACTTTCTTCATCGTTACATGCATTTTTGTATACATGGTTTTCATTTCTATCATAACTATTGTGGTGACTAAAGTATGACGCTAGTATGACACTTTTAGTTAGTTCTACGTTCTTCCATATGCACCAGAACATATTGGTATTACACTTTTCAAGTGCTTCTTTGTAATCTTCATAAGAATCTATATGAAAAACGTCATACCTAGTTGGCATACTTGCTACTATGTCGACTTCTTTTTTGTTTACAAAAAATCTGTGTTTTATTTCTTTTGCTGATATATGTATGTCCTTTGGTACTAAACATATACCATCAAAGTATGTGTCATTTAAAAATGTATGTACATATTTTCTATCCCATTTAGGAACTTCATAATCAAATGCAAAACTATCCTGTACATCTACATCATCCCAAACAACATAAAACATATCGCTCAGAGCTTTACGTTGTGCTTGCTCAAAACTTGTTGCAAACTTAGCCGTAGGGAATCTATCACACAGTTTTTTATACTGTGTTCTATTTTCTTTTGCAGACACGAAAATTATATCATACATCTTGTTATTATACTACTTTTTTAGGGTTTAGTCAAGAAATATTTTTCTGTAGATCGAACAATATTTCTAGTTATTTCTTGCTTAAAATCAATGCTGTTATACACTTGTGCGTTCTTTTTTAAGATAGGTTGCCATCTTTTAAGCAAGTTATAGCGTTCTGTATGCTCTAAATGTACCCAGTACTGTAAAGTATCGTGGAACAAATTAAAACGCACTGTAGGGTCTTGTACGCTGTCGTAGTCGGTGTTTAAACCTGGTAAACGTAAGTTAATACCTATACTATCAAAGTAATCTAGTATTCCGTGTTGTCCTAATACTAAACAAGGATGTCCAATAGCAATTGACCTAAATGTTTTTTCAGTAATAAACAATCCAGGTTCTTCAAAAAACGTTTCTGTAACAACACTGAGCTGACTTGCATTGTAAATGTCTCTATTTGTTACATTACCTAAACCGCCAACAGTATTATCTACATCTACTTTGTATCCATATCCTGATACTAGGTTGTCATGTGTAAACCTTGGTTGACTTTCTAACCAGTCAATGTGCCTACGTCTATGCGGCCTATCAGTCCTATTAAGACTGTTAAATTTTGCTAGGTCACTCCAATTACGTAGTACACTATCAATTACAAGATCATCTTCCTTATACGCTGTTTTGGCATCCCATTCTATACCGCCCTGTATTTCTAACTTAGGATAAACGTTTGCATTTTTACACCATTGTTGATATTCTTCATTTAACCTCAAATTACCACTTACAATTATTACACTATCGTTTGGTAATTTTCTTTGTTCCATATCATGATGCAATGCTTTAAATGAATTCCAATTTTCTCCAATATATGAATCACCTTCTACAATACTAATAATTGCAATTCTACATTTCCCTTGTTGTACAAGACGTATTACTTCCATAGGAATATTTAATAGTGTGTTAAAGGAATCAATGTCCAATGCATCGCCTGTCCATTGATGCGATAGTTTAGAAACTTCGATAGGAAAAATACATTCAGTACTTGG